GATGGTAAGCTATGTGGGATCATGGGGCGATTGAATGATAGCAAATGCTCCAAAGACGAACGTTGGTTGCCGATCATTCCATGCTCCCGCAGCCTTACCCTTTATGGATACCATCACAACTATGAATCTATTCAGCAAAAGAATATTGTAGTGGTTGGTGAATCAGAAAAATTTGTTCAGCAGCTTCATTCTATGGGCAGCTATATAGGGTTGGCTACTTGCGGTTGTGATGTAAGTGATATTCAGGCAAAGCATTTAAAAGCATTGATGACTTCAAAGATTATTCTGGCCTATGATGAGGGGCTGGAAGAAGAACAGATAAGGTTACAGGCTCAAAAATTGATTCTAAATAATGCAGTATTTCAAAATCATGTTGGTTATGTATTTGATCGAGAAAATTTGATACTGCCAAAAGGAAGTAAGGCCAGCCCATCCGATTTAGGCAAGGCGGCATTTACAGAACTTATAAAAAGTCATGTTATATGGTTATAACGATTTAATCAATAATAATGAAAGGTTGTAATATATGGCAAAGCGAGAAAAAGATCCACGGCTTCAGGCATTGTTTGATGCTGGTAAAAATGTATATAGTATTTCAAAGTGCAATACAATCGAGGAATGTTTGTTTGAAGCATTTAATACATATATCCTTCACAAAAAGGGTACGAATGGTATTTATGGAATTTTGGGAACTAAGATTCACGACAAGCTGGAGGAAATTATTAATGGCAAAGCAACCGCCGCAGAGTTGCCAACCACACTTAATGAAGAACTCTTGGATTTGGATATGCTTGGCGTTGAATTTCCCAAGGACTTTAAGGGCAATGATACTATCCGTAACAACTGGATTGCTGATATGAAACATTTCTGTAGCACGTTCCAGCCTCCCAACGGCACATTTAAGACAGAGGAATTGGTTATCTATTCTCTTTCTGATGATCGTTATGTACAGGGCTACATTGACCTGATCCGTGAAAATTCTGATGGGACAATTTCAATCTACGATTGGAAAACGTCTACCGACTTTAAGGCGGCTGAATTGGTGCATCATGGACGACAGCTTGTGTTCTATGCGCTGGCAAAGGAGGCAGAAGGATTTAAAGTACGTGATGTATCTTGGATTATGCTGAAATACTGTGAAGTCAAATTTATGGGTAAGAAGCGTTCTAATTCTAAGAACAAAACCGAAATCGTTAAAGTTCTGAATCGTGGCAAATTGATTTATGAACTTCGGGATCATATTCAGCGTGATCTTGAGGAACTTGGTTATGATGAACTTGATATTGAGATTATGTATAAGAATGCTTTGCAAGCAAATTCTTTGGACGTGCTGCCACCAGAGATTCAGGAGCGATATACAGTTAAACCCTATGTACGTCAATATGTTATTACCGATGAACTGCGGCAAGAAACGATTGATTATTTAAATCGTATGGCTGACCTCTTTGAGTCATTGGATCAGAATGATGAAAGCCAGTGGCCTCCCCGTCAGTTTACACGGATCAATGGGAATGGCAATGAGGTTGAGGATACATTCTTCTGTAATAACTTGTGCAATTTCCGTAATACGTGTGTCCATGTTAAGCGGTTCAATGATCAATGGGCTTTGCGAAAGCTGGATAAGGATGAGGATGCTAATTTGTTTTAACATAGGGTAATTTTGATTGAAGGTGAATATTATAAAAGACTTTTTAGGACAAGAATTAAATATTGGAGATAAAGTAGTTGCTTTATCTTACAAATCCACAAGTTCAACTCTTTATTTGGGCGAAATTGAAAAGATTACAAGCAAAATGGTTGTCGTTAAAGCATTTAATAGCAATCATGATTGGCGATATGATGAAGTAATGCGTGTATCTCCTTACAAAATAGTTAAGATGAATAATAAAAACGCAGTTGTGCATGGGCAATGGAAAGATGGCGTTTCAATTTGTCCTATATGCGGTATGGACAAATATACTGGTCTTGATGCTGATATTTATGCTGATTGGCAACCAAAATTTTGTCCTAACTGCGGTGCAAAGATGGACACAAGAGAATAACTTGGAGGTAATTTATGATGCAAGAACCAATTCTTATTGTTGTTAGAGATGGAAGTACAAAGGTATTTAGTCTTAATACAAATCAGGAAGTCTATATTATTGACCAACGTGGAAGTAATATAGAAAACCCACCCACTTTATATCAAGCAACTATCATAAAAGAAGATGTAAAGCCATTTCGTCATACTGTTTCAGAAATTGAGTATACAGTTGATCAAGTTAGTAGAATGGTTAATGGTGATAAATTATGAAACTTGTAAATGCAAAGCTATATGAAGAACAGATTAGGCAAAAAATGTGGGAGATATTGAGAATCACAAGAATATTAAAATGCACCGATTAATTCTCAAATGTGATGATGACCAAGTTGTAGATCATATTTATCATCATTTGAATGATAACCGAAAGTCTCAAATCAGAATTGCAACACATCAAGAAAATCAGAGAAATCAGAAAATAAACAAAGCAAATAACAGCGGCAAAACTGGTGTTTGCTTAAACAAAAAGAACGGGAAATGGAGAGCATATATCACCATAATGAATCGGCAGAAATCATTAGGTCACTATGATAAGTTTGAAGATGCGGTACAAGCAAGAATCAATGCAGAAAAAGAATATTTCAAAGAGTTTAGATATGAAGGAGTGATTTAATTTGCAAAATTATCATAAGCACGATTCATATAGCAACATTTATGTTCCTGATTCTGCTGCTGTTCAAGAAGATTATGCGAAAAGAGCAGTAGAAGTTGGACATAAGGTTTTGTCCAGTGTACAACATGGATGGGCTGGATATTACTTTGAGACATTTGAACTGGCAAAAAAGTATGACTTGAAATTTATTTTTGGGGCCGAAGCATATTGGGTAAAGGATCGGCATGAAAAGGATAGAACTAACAGCCATGTTATTTTACTTGCTAAAAACGAAAATGGACGCAGAGCAATAAATCGAATTATGTCAGATGCAAACGAAGATGGCTACTATTTTCGTCCACGTGTTGATATGGAACTGTTACTTAGTCTGCCAGCAGATGATGTAATGATTACAACAGCTTGCATTGCATTTTGGCATTATGAGGACATTGAAGATTTACTTGTTCAATTACATAATCATTTTAAGAGCAATCTATTTCTTGAGATTCAGTATCACAATACAGACCCGCAGATTAATTTAAATAAGCGAATTCTGGCCTTGTCTGAAAAGTACAGCATTGAAATGATTGTTGGAATGGATAGCCACTACATCTATCCAGAGCAATCAAAAGAACGTGACTATATTCTTGCCGCCAAGAATGTTCATTATGATGATGAGCAAGGGTGGTATATGGATTATCCTGATGATGATACTACCATGCAGAGGTTCTTAACGCAGGGTGTATTTACCAAAGAGCAGATTCAAAAGGCAATGGATAATACTGATCTGTTGCTGGAGTTTGATGATTATTCTGTGTTGTCAAATGGTGAGCCTAATCCGATTTTTTCAAAAGATATTAAACTGCCCACCTTGTATGATGGCAAACACGAAATTGATGGTAAATTATTGCCCAAGTTGACACAGGAAGAACGCAATAAGGAATATAGCAAACTGATTACAAGGCTTTTCAAGGAATATATGGAAAGTGTACCTCCAGAGCAATACGATGAATACTTTGAAGGTATTAAAACAGAAGTTCAGGTTATCAAAGACACCAATATGTCAGACTACTTTTTGATTGACTATTATATGGTGAAACGTGCAATCGAGATGGGTGGTGTTCTGACTAATTCTGGACGTGGTAGTTCAGTTGGTTACTTTACAAATACTCTCCTTGGATTCTCCAAAGTAGATCGTTTTCAAAGCCCTATTAAGTTGTATCCAGAGCGTTTTATCAGTAAGAGTCGTATTCTTGAAACGAAAAGCCTTCCTGATATTGATTTGAATTGGGGAACACCAGATATTGCAGCCGAGGCACAGGAGCAGATTCTTGGAAAGGATCATGCTTATCCTATGATTGCTTTTGGTACGTGCAAGAAAAAGAGCGCATTTAAACTCTATGCACGTGCGCAGAATATGGACTTTGACCTTGCCAATACTATTTCGGCACAGATTGAAAAGTATGATGAAGCCTTGAAATATGCGGATGATGATGAAAAGGACGATATTAACATCTACGATTATGTTGATGAGCAGTATCATTCCTACATTGATGCCAGTAAAAAGTATCAGGGCATTATCATGGATAAGAAGAAAGCACCTTGCGCCTATCTGCTATATAGTGGTAGCATCCGTGAAGAGATTGGCCTAATCAAATGTAAGAGTGAAACAACTAAAAAAGAATACATGACCGCCGTTATTGATGGAGCAATCGCAGAGAACTACAAGTTCTTGAAGAACGACATTTTAAAGGTTGATGTTGTTTTGCTTGTGGATATGATTTATAAGCGGATTGGTATTAAACCACATACTGTAAATGAACTGATGGAACTGGTGAAAAATGATCCATTGGTGTGGGATATTTACGCCAGCGGTTATACGATGGGAGTAAATCAGGTTGAGAAAGCATCTACAACAAGAAAGTCTATGAAATATCAGCCAAGAAACGTATCTGAGTTGTCAGCCTTTATCGCAGCTATTCGTCCAGCTTTTAAGTCAATGTATTCTAAACTTGAAAATCGTGAAGATTTTTCTTATGACATTCCTGCATTTGATAAGATTCTTCAAACGGAGGAACTTCCACAAAGTTTTATTCTGTATCAGGAGCAGACCATGAACACCTTGAACTATGCTGGATTTCCGATTGATGAGTGCTATGGTATTATCAAGGCCATTGCTAAGAAACATCCTGAAAAGGTTCGTCCTCTAAAAGAGCGATTTATCAACGGATTCAGAGATCGCATTATGGAGGAAGGTACACCAAAGGAAAAGGCCGAGGAAGATGCCGCAAGAGTTTGGCAGATCATTTCCGATTCCTGCGGATATGGGTTTAATTCAGCCCACGCATATTGCATGGCACTGGATAGCCTTTATAACGCATATTTGAAAGCACATTATCCTTATGAGTTTTATGAAGTCTTGCTTCAGACTTATTCTGATAAGGGCAAGAAAGATAAGGTTGCTGAACTTAAACAGGAAATGAGTCGTGCGTTCGGGATTATTGAGGGTGAGTATAAATTTGGATTAGATAACAGAAAATTTGTCGCCGATCCAGATCATCATACTATTTATCCTTCGCTACTGTCTATTAAAGGTCTTAGCCAAGGTTGCGCTAATGATTTATATACGCTTGGTAAAAAGCACTATAATTCGTTCTATGAGTTATGGAAAGACCTAAAGAAGAAAAAGAATTTAAATAGCGGCAAGATTAATACTCTGATTGAAATTGGATATTTTGATGATTTTGGTTCTATTGGCAAAATTAAGCGATTTGTTGAAATTCTTGATAAACTTTATGATCGTTCTCAGTTTAGCAAGTCTAATCCTCCTATGGAATTTATTAAGTACATTAAGAAGTATTCCGAAGAAACTGAAAAGCAGTATCGTAAATTCGATTTTGATTCTGCATTACATGAAATTTGGTATGACTTAGACGATGTTGATATTCCTTTGGGAGAGCGGTTGAAATATGAACTGGACAATATCGGTTACGTAAAAACCTGTATGCCTGATATGTCGCCAGATTATGCGTTTGTTCAGGCGTATGAGTGCAAGTATAAGAATCCTAAACTGACATTATATCGGCTGTGCGATGGTAGCACCGAAACCGTTAAGGTACGGCGTAAGAAATATGATGAAGCACCTATTAATGTGGGCGACATTATCAAAACTATGGAATGTTCCGAAGAAGGTCGCTGGTCAAAAGATTCAAATGGTGATTGGCAGCAGAGTCAAAGTGACAAGGAAAGTATTCTAAAGAAGTGGTCGTTTGTTCGAGAAACACCAAGGGAGAAATAAGTAAATGGAAGTAATTGATTTTTTAAAATCCGTCAGAAGGATTCGATCATTAAATAGAAATCCTGCTATTAGTGATGAAGATATAGAAAGTTTAATTAATCAAGTTGATATGGTTAAAGAAAATGAAAAGCAGAATCCATATCCAATACTTAATAGCAGACCAACACAATATATTCCTCAAGGATTACTTATGGTTCATGAAAGTCAAGCATGGGAAAATCATGGACAGTCTCTTTACCAATTAAAGCAAAGAGGTGGATTGAGTTGGGCAGAGGCTCTTGCTATTATTGAGGGCAAGAAATGGAGTGATGCTATTCAAGCTGAAAAAGAAGCAGAGTCTATTGTTAAAAAACTTGCTGAAGAATTTTTGAATGGAGGATAAATATGAAGAAAATTATTACATTAATGATTACGTTGGTTTTATGTGCAAGCCTTTGTGCTTGTGGGACAAAGGCTGGATTAAAGAACTACGAAACAACTTCTGGATTAATTGCAATTACAGGCCAAAGCAACTTGTATTACGATAGTAACACGAAGATTGTATATTTTATTTTTAATGAATATTTAAGTTATCAAGGCTATGGCTATATGTCACCATATTATGCGTCCAATGGCCTCCCATATCGTTATGATGCAAATAATCAGACATTGATTGAAATTGATGGTGGTGAATTTAGTGGCTAATCTTACTAAATATGAACAGGAAACCATTATCAATTATAATAATGAAGAAAAGACAGCTTCTATCTTTACTTATGACAAATCTCTTATAAGAAAGTTGGATAAGAGATTATCAGAATATCCAGATATTAAGGTAGTTCGTAGGGGGGATGATTGGGCTGAATATAGCTTGCCTAAGAAATGGATAAAGGTTGGATTCCCAAGACAATTATCTGATGAACAAAGGGCAGAAATGGCAAATAGGATGAAAGCAGCAAGGGACGGCATAAATGCGGACTAATTGGAGGTGCTTTTAGAAAATATGCTTGATTTATACAAGTACACTGATAAGGAAATAGATCAGCTTGTTAAGTCTATTGTGATTCTTACTGATACCAGAGAACAGAAAAATCAACATATTCTTGATTGGTTGGATAAAAAGAAAATTCCTCATAAGACAAAGGCTCTGCCAAATGGCGATTACAGTTTCTATGTTCCTGCCAATCCCGACCTAAACATTGATAGAGATTTGTTTTTTGATAAAGAAATTATGGTTGAACGTAAGGGGTCATTGGAAGAACTTAGCGGCAACTTTTCACAGCAGCGGGCAAGATTTGAAGAAGAAATGGCTACATATCCCGGTGTAAAGTATCTACTAATCGAGAATGCTAAGTATCAAGATATTATTACGGGGAAATATGATACTAAGTTTTCAGCCAAAGCCTATCTTGCCAGCTTACATACCTTCAATCATAGGTATGGCCTCCAGATGATGTTCATGCCTGATCCACAGTATTCCGGGTATTTTCTGTATGGTGTATTTACATATTTTTTGAAACAAATTTTAAGATAGGTCTTGACAATAACGGTATATTCAATTATAATAAATGGTGAACAGGTGTAGTGGCCTGTTCATCGCAAAATAAAATAACGGGAAAGGCAATAATAAATGGATATTAACAATCAAAAAGAACTTACAGATAAGTTGAATCAATATCGTGATGCTTATTATAATAAATCTGATCCGTTGGTTTCTGATGCAGAATATGATGCTATGTTTGATAAGCTGAAACAAATGGAGCAAGAATCTGGAATTGTTTTAAGCAATTCTCCAACCAGAACTGTTGGTTATGAGGTCAAAAGTAAGCTGATAAAAGTAAAGCATGATATTCCGCTGCTATCACTCGATAAAACCAAGGATACAAGCGATCTCATTAAATTTATTAAGGCCAATCCGTGTTTAATGATGTTTAAATATGATGGCCTAACAGTCGAATTGATTTATAATGATGGGCATTTGATTCAAGCATCCACACGGGGCGATGGCTATGTCGGAGAGGATATTACTCATAATGCAAAAACATTTAAGAATATTCCTTTGTCAATTCCGTATCAAGGCTTTTTACGTGTAGTTGGCGAAGCAATTATTCATAAGAAAGATTTTGAAACCATTAATGATAATCTTCCTGCTGGGGAAAAGCCATATGCCAATGCTCGTAATCTTGTATCTGGATCAGTTAGACAGTTGGATAATAAAGTGTGTGAAAAGCGTAATGTCTATTTTATGCTTTGGGATGTTTTGGAAGGTCTGGATGACGAATGTATTAATTACCGATATGAAAAGCTGATGTATTGTGCCAATATTGGTTTTGTAAATCCCCATATGATTATTTACAAAACTGTACCAGAAAGTCAGCAGCTTGAATGTGATATTAATACCCTGAAACAACAGGCAATCAACATGGGCATTCCTATTGATGGACTCGTTGTAAAATACGATAGTATTGAGTTTTCGCAGCAAAAAGGAGGTACTTCACATCATAATAATGATGGAATTGCTTTTAAATTTGAGGATGAAAAAGAAAAGACTATTCTCCGTGAAGTTGAATGGTCACTTGGCAGAACGGGCCAGCTTACACCTGTAGCAATTTTTGATCCCGTAGAACTGGAAGGTACTGTGATTTCCAGAGCCAGCGTACATAATTTGAGTTATTTGGCAGATTATGATTTAAATATTGGTGATGAGATTGAGGTTTATAAGGCCAATATGATTATTCCTCAAATTTTTAAGAATCTTTCTGCTGACGTTCGCAAGGAAAAGAAAGGCGTACAATATCCAGCAACGTGCCCTTGTTGTGGGCAACCTGTTAAAGTTGAACACGTTAATAATACTGATACGGTTTATTGTGTCAATCCTCATTGCGAGGGAAAGAAACTTAGTGCTTTTGAACACTTTGTAAGTAAACCAGCAATGAATATTGATGGACTGTCTGAAGCTACATTAAGTCGTTTTATTGAACGTGGATGGCTAAATACATTTGCAGATATTTACCAGCTTGATCAGCATAAAGCTGACATTGTTCGGATGGATGGATTTGGTACTGCGTCTTATAACAAGCTATGGAAAGCCATTGAAAATTCTCGAAAGGTTTCTTTTGATAAATTCCTTGTTGCTCTTGGTATCCCGAACATTGGTAAGACCGCAGCTAAAGCTATTTCTCAATATTGTCAAGGCAATGTTCAGTATTTTGAATATTTGCTTAGTCAGGATTTTGATTGGACAACACTCGAAGATTTTGGTCAAGTAATGTCTGAGAGTATTAAGCAATGGTTTAAAGATACCATTAATACAAGAGCATATGTAGAGTTGTTAAATCTGATTCAAATTCAGCAATCAGAAATGAAAGAAACTCAAGAATCTGTTTTTACAAATAAAACAGTTGTTGTTACTGGTACACTTCAACTTTTCACACGAGATAGTATCACAGCCAAATTGGAGGAACTTGGTGCGAAGGTTTCTGGTTCTGTATCAAAAAAGACTGATTATTTGATTGCTGGTGAAAAAGCAGGATCAAAACTTTCAAAGGCTCAACAGTGTGGAGTAACAATTTTGACTGAAGATGATTTTTTGAAGATGGTATCTTAAATTCTAAACAAGAAACGGGACGTGCATAAACACGTCCCATCTCAAAAGTCATTCTTCGGTTTTAGCTGCCTTCTTGCTAATTGCCTTTTCAAGCAAAGCATCAATTTCTTCATCCGTCAATCCTGCGTCCTTGGCCTTGGTAATAAGCAACTTGGTTTTTGCTGCCTTAGAGACACGAGGTTTAGGATTCTGAATTGATTCCTTCTTTTGCTCCAGCTTTTTAATAGCTTCTTTGTGAGCGTTGATTTTAGTATCAATTTCTGCGATACGTTCTTCAGCAGGGCGGCGAATCAGTTTCCGCTTTTCAGTAGTTTCAGCCATAGGTATCAACTCCTTTGTTTGATTTGGCAAAGTTATTATAACACATGAAAATCGTATTGTAAACATGAAAGGTGAAATTAATGGGAAATTATATTTATACGAATAAGGACTTGATTAAAATGCAGTCTCGTCCTTTCAGTACAAAACTTCAAGTTACAACTGCAAAGTTTCTTGAGTTTTGCCAAAAGACTGACTATAATGTTTCCCTCTCATTTTCGGGGGGGGCAGATAGTTCAGTTTTGTTAGATATGTTTGCGAAGTTTTGGTCATTGCATCGTGAGCAGCACAATGACAAACCATTAACAGTGATTTATGCTAATACAAGTAATGAATTTGCATCAATGCCAAAACACGTTCAATTTTTTTGTGAATATATTGAGCAGAAGTATGATATAAAAATTGATTTACATATTGTACGAAGTAAAACTACTTTTTTTGATGTGGTAAAAACAGAAGGGTATCCAGTAGCCAGCAAAAAGATTGCTCGTATGATCCGTGATGTTAGAGATTATTTTACAGAGCATGATATTAAATATTCTGATATTGAACCACATTTAGATCAAGGCGTATCTACCGCTGATTATTTGAGAACATTACATTTTCCAGCAACAATTATTTTGCGTTTATCTGGATATACGAGAGAGAATCATATATGTAAAACGTGGTCTATTCCGAAAAAATGGAGATTTTTAATTGACGCTCCATTTCCAATAAGTGAACATTGTTGTGATATTTTGAAAAAGCAACCTATTAAATTGGTACAGAAAGAAGTTCAGGCCAATCCGATTTATGGAACTTTAGCTGAAGATAGTCAAATGCGTAAGGATGCTTATTTAAAAACGGGATGTAATGCTTTTAAAAATGGGCATGGTAAATCTACACCTATGGGGTTTTGGACACGGCAAGATGTTCTTCGATACCTTCATGATTACAATATTCCTATTGCTCCACCTTACGGAAACATAATTAAATTAGAAAATGGGCAGTTTGAATTTACAGGAGAACATAACACTGGTTGCAAACTATGTTTGTTTGGTTGTCATTTGGAGCATGAGCCAAATAGAATTCAGCGATTGGCTACGATTGAACCGAACACATATAAATTTGTAATGAAAAGCAGAGAAGAAGGAGGTCTTGGTTATCGTGAAGTGATGGACTATTTAGGTATACCATATGAAACATCAAACAATGAAATATAAGAAAGGAAATAAAAAATGAATCGCAAGCAAAAGCAAAATGAGCAGAAGCCAAAGGGCGAAAATAAACTGTGCTGCATGGAGTGTGGATCGTCCCGTGGTACATTACATAAGATTAAACTTTCTAATGGCAAGCGAGGTTATCTTTGCGGATTCTGCTTTGATGCTTACCGAGAGCAAGATAATTAATTTTCGGCATATAACGATATAATCAATAACGCAAGGAGGAATTGCATGAAAATTGTTTCACCCAGTTTTGAAATTATTACCCCGATTGATAGTGCAGAAATTCTCAAGATGATTGAGGAAGTTGGGCGCACCTGTTATAAAAGTGAAGATAAAATTACAGATGATTCTTGTATTAATTTTGTACAACGCATTATTAATAGTGGGCATGAAGCAGTAATTGAACATTACAACATTACAGTTCGACTTACAAATGATCGTGGTGTTTCTCATGAAGAAGTACGTCATCGTATTGCCAGCTATGCACAGGAAAGTACACGCTATTGTAATTATTCCAAAGATAAGTTTGGTAATGAAATTACATATATCGACATTAAAGGTGGTATGAAACTTGATCCCAAGGTCAGCCAGCTTAGTGCAAATGCCTTTGCTGCAATTTATGATGAATGGGTTCATGCTTGTATTGATGCAGAAAATCATTATAACCGAATGATTGAACTTGGTGCAACACCACAAATTGCACGTTCTGTTCTTAATAATTCTACAAAGACAGAAATTTGTATCACAATGAATCTTCGTGAGTGGCGACATTTCTTCCGTCTGCGCACATCTCCCGCAGCGCATCCACAAATGCGTGAGATTGCAATTCAGCTTTTGATTGCCTTTAAGATGATGATTCCAGTTGTTTTTGATGACATTTATCAGGAGTATTTGGAGAGTGCCAAGAAGAAGTAACAGAATCATTGATTGTGGTGATTACTGTAAAATTGAATTGTATTATCCACATTCTAATTCTGTTTGCGATTATGCACTGATTTCAAAATCTGATTTAACACTTGCAAAGCAAATCTATTGGCGAAAAACAGAATATGGATACGCCAGAGGCAAGAATCCAATAACTCGAAAAGACATTTTTCTCCATAAGTACATAACACAAACATCAAAAGAAACAGTAATAGACCATATTAATCGAAACAAGTTAGATTGTAGGCGTGAAAATATGCGCATTGCAGATAGTCAAATTAATTCTTTGAATCGCAATGCGCCACGCAATTCAACTACTGGATATAAAGGCGTTACTTTTGATTACAGAACAGGGAAATTTAGAGCATATGTAAAAATTGATAGAAAACAAATTAATCTTGGCCTTTTTGATACTGCTGAATTGGCATATCAAGAAAGAGAAATCTATGAACAATCACTTATGACAATTATGACTATGAAATGTAAGGGGGTTTGATATGAAAGTAATTTGTATTTCTGGCAAGGCTCGTCATGGTAAAGATACTTTAGCGGGTATTTTAAAGAATCATCTGGAGGATCAAGGCAATCGTGTTTTGATAGCACATTTTGGTGATCTGGTTAAATACATTTGCGAAAAATTTTTTGATTGGGATGAGCAGAAAGATGAAAGGGGGCGAACACTTCTTCAGTATGTCGGTACAGATGTAGTAAGAACACAGGAGCCTAATTTCTGGACAGATTTTATTAAAAAGGTTTTAACATTGTTCCCTGATGAATGGGATTATGTTTTAATCCCTGATTGTCGTTTCCCAAATGAAATTGAATGTTTTAAAGACGGAGGATTTGACGCACATCTTGTAAGGATTACACGTCCGAATTGCGATTCTGGCCTCACAGAACAGCAGCTACAGCATCCCTCTGAAACAGCAATGGATGATTACCATGCAGATTGTTACATCATTAATGATTCTACACTGTACAATCTTGAAGTTCAGGTTCCAGAAATTCTAAAAGCTATTGGAGGCTAAGATGACAGATAAAAAGATTGTCCTATGTGATGCAGATGATACCATTGAAAACCTTTGCGAGACATGGGTTAATTATCTGAACAATCAATATGGAACAAAGGTCTTAGCTGAAAATGTTGTTGATTGGGATGTAAGCAAATTCTTCCCTGAATTAACCAAGGATCAAGTTTATGCTCCTATATATGATAAAGATTTTTGGAAACTCATTCTTCCGATTGAAGGCTGCTATCAGGTTCTCAATGAAATTAATAATAGACACAGTTTGTATATTGTGACAGCTACAAATTATCAGACTTGTGACACAAAAATTGAACGTATTATTGTTGATCTATTTCCATTTCTTCAATGGTCACAGTTTATTATTGCATCTAAAAAGCAACTTATATATGGTGATTATTTAATTGATGATGGAGTACATAATTTTGGTGGAGGTCATTATAAAGGAATTTTGTTTGATCGTCCACATAATCGTTTGTTTGACGATAAGGCTGCTGGCCTAACCCGTGTACATACATGGGATGAAATAGGTAATATTTTATTGTAGGTAAAGGAGTGGTTCAATGGTTGTAATTAAGCGTGATGGTAGGGAAGTCGAATTTGATAAGCGAAAAATTAGTAATGCAGTTTTGAAGGCAATTATTGAAGTTGATGGTAAGAGTACACTTGATACAGAAAGAATTGCTTATGACATTGCTGATCGGATTGAGGAAAAGAGCAAAGATACTGCTTTGACTGTTGAGCAAATTCAAGATATGGTTGAAGTTCAACTTATGCTTAGTTATCGTAAAGACATTGCAAAAGCCTATATTCTCTATCGTAATGAGCGTACAAAAATCCGTGACAGAAATAGTACCCTTATCAAAAACATTATGGTAAGGGCTGATTCAAAGGTTAATTATCGGTCTAATGCAAATGTTGATGAATCTTCATTTTCTGGACGTGAAAAAGAGGCTTCTGCTGATATTGGCAAAATGATTGCCTTAGATTTTGATGGTTTGTCTCATGATGTTGCTGAAGCACATAAATCAATGCTGGTATATCAGCATGATCTTGAAAAGGCTATTTATGGTATTCATAATTGTCTTAATCTTAATTTCCAAGAAATTTTTAATTATGGATTTCGTACTCGCAACGGTGATGTGCGTCCTCCCACAAGTTTCAGTACAGCTTGTCAGCTTGTGGCTGTAGCTTTCCAGTGTCAGAGTCAAGTACAATTCGGCGGTGTAGGTAGTATTCATTTGGATTATGACCTTGCTCCGTTTGTCATAAAAAGTTTCTTTAAGCATTATGCTGATGGTCTGAAATATCTTCACCATAATACCGATGAAGAGGCTAATAATTTTATTTCTAATTGTATTGATGAAGGTATTGGCATTAATGATATGGAATTGATAAACGATGATAGACAAGATGTATATAACTATGCTATGGATATGCTGGAGCGTGAAGGCAAGCAAGCAGCACAAGGACTTTATCATAATCTGAATACACTTGAATCCAGACAGGGTTCACAAGTTCCTTTTACCAGTATCAATCTTGGACGTGATACAAGTACAGAGGGGAGGCTTGTAACTAAGTGGATTATGGAGGCCAGCATTGACGGCATTGGACAGCATCATCTTACAAGTATTTTCCCCATTAGTATCTTCCAATATAAGCAAGGTACTAACGCTAATGTTGGCGATCCTAACTATGATATGAAGCAGCTTGCCCTTGAATCTATGAGTAAGCGTATTTATCCTAACTGGTGCAACTGTGACTGGACACAGGCACATGAAGATGAGAACAATCCAGATACATTCTTTGCCACAATGGGATGCCGTACATTGATTGGCTATGACCGTCATGGGCTTGGGTATATTCGTCAGGGTAGGGGTAATAATGTCCCCAATACAATCATTCTTCCAAAGTTAGGTATTGAATTTGGTATCTGTCTTGGTAAGCGTAATAAGCCTGATCTGGATGGATTCTGGAAGGCTTTTGAGGAAACTTTACAGTTGACAGAGCGTGGATTGCTGGAGCGTTTTGAAATTATGGTACGGCAATCTCCTAAGTCAGCCCCATTCATGTATCAGAATAATACCATTCAAGATGCAAGGAATTGTGAAAAGGATGTATTTAACGCCCTGAAGCATAATACGTTAGCGATTGGTTATCTTGGCATTGCTGAGATGTGTCAAGCCCTTTTCGGTAAGAATCATGTTCATGATGCAGATGTTCATGCTTTTGCATTGTCTGTTGTTAAACGTATCAATGAATATGCCGCTGAAGCATCTGAACGCAATAATCTTAATTTCTCTTGCTATGCCACACCAGCAGAGGGACTTTGCCGTACAGCACTGGTTGGCCTTCGTAATCAGTATGGGATTATTGAAAACGTTACATCACATGAGTATTTGACTAATTCTCATCATGTTCCTGTATGGGAAAAGGTTTCTATTCAGCAGAAATTGGAATGTGAGGCTCCGTTCTGTAAATATCCCACTGGTGGTTGTATTACTTACGTTGAATTGGATAGCACTTTTGTAAAAAATACAAAAGCTGTTGAGGATATTATTGACTATGCGTTTAAGACCTTGGACATTCCGTATTTGGCCTTTAACTTCCCGATTGACAGTTGCTTAGATTGCGGTTATCAGGGCGAGTTCAATGATAAGTGTCCTCAGTGTGGTAGCGAAAATATCCAGCAGCTTCGCCGTGTCACAGGGTATCTTACAACTGACTATCGTAATTTTAACGATGGTAAGCAGCGTGAAGTGCTTGAGCGTGAAAAGCAAAGCAACTATACTCCACAAGTTGCTTCTGATCAGAAATGAATAACTGGCGGTACGCTGGGATTGAATATGACGATGTAGCAAACGGTATTGGTTTGGGGGCAGTATTCTTTACTCAAGGTTGCCCCCACCATTGTCCCGAATGTCAAAATCCTCAAACGTGGAGTATGGATGGTGGCATGAAATTTACTGATGCAGTATTCGATCAACTAATACAGTATTACTATGATATTCCGTATGCCAGCAGACTTACGCTTTCTGGTGGTGATCCTTTAGCAAACCCCGAATTGACTTATCAAATTATTTTCAAATTTAAAACTCTTTTTCCTCATAAAACAGTTTGGTTATATACAGGTTATAATTTTGAAGATGTTGCTTTTAATATTCCTACAACAGAAACAGAACAGCTAATTCAAAAGATTATCAAACTGTGTGATGTAATAATTGATGGTGAATTTGAAATTGATAAGCGTGATATAAGTCTACAGTTTATGGGTTCAAGTAATCAGCGCATTATTAATGTACCTAAATCTTTAAAAGAAAAAGAAATAGTTGTATGGAAGGAGAATTAATTTGACACTAAAAGATTTTAATTCTAAACCATTGTCGGAAATTATTGAGCAGATGGACATGGTTGATTTGAAGATTCATTCGGATAATAATGGCACAATCAATAGTATTGAAATTAAATATGCTGATCCATCCAGTCCTGAAAGTAAGATTGGAAAGAGGTAAAAATAAAATACACAACAGAAAATCTAACGATAAGAATTAGGGAGGATAATTAATGCTTGTTGTAAATCTTTTCGGTGCGCCCGGAGCAGGAAAGTCTACTGGTGCAGCATATATTTTTTCACAACTGAAACTTGCTGGTATCAATGCAGAATTGGTCACAGAATTTGCTAAAGACAAGGTGTGGGAGGAAAGCAAAGCCGTATTCCAAAATCAAGCATATATCTTTGGTAAGCAGTATTTCCGCATTAGTCGTGTTCAGGATAAGGTAGATGTAGTTATTACCGATTCTCCTATTCTGCTGTCGCCATTCTACACTGATGATCCTGTGCTGGGTGATGAATTTGATAAGTTGGTTACTAAGGTATTCAATTCATATGATTCCTTTAACGCATTTATCAATCGTGTAAAGTCCTACAATGCTACTGGTAGATTCCAGACAGAGCAAGAGAGTGATGAACTGGCTAAGAAACTGTTGGCCTTTATTACTGAACATGGTATCGCTTGCAGACACTACGATGGTGATGTAAAGAGTTATGATGTGCTTGTATCTGATATTCTTACAAGGCTTAAATGTCCCGGAAGAAGTTATGGAACACGTTAATTACATAAAATAACGATATAATCAATAATAAAAAGGAGTTACTATGAGAACAAGTAAAAAGAACCCGTGTGAAGGTTGCCATTATTGGAGATATTTATACCCTTGTAATGCCTGTCACTATATGTACGTTACTGGACATAGCAGGGGATGTGAAGCTGGAGCGGGATGTACTCGTAGGAAACCAATGGACAGAGAAGAAATGAAAAAAGAAATTCCAGCACTTTTAAAAATAGGAGCGTATGAAAATGGAATTTATTGATTGTAAAGCAATCGCACAGAAATGGAAAGACGAAATAAAAGCAACTGGTGTAAAAGCTACTTTATATGTAATTTCGGCTGGCGACAATGCAGCGTCAGCCGCATATATCAAAGGTAAATTGAAAGACGCTGAAGAAATTGGGTTTGAATGTATTCACAGACATATTAATGCAGATAACCGAGAACAACTTCTTGCAAATTTAACACTTCTATTGAATGAACTTCAATATAGTATAAACGCTGATGGTGTAATTGTTCAGTTGCCATTGCCATTCGGAATTACATTCGATGATATTAAAATGTGGATGACAACCGAAAAGGATGTAGATGGATTCTTAGCCGACTCTCCGTTTGATCCATGTACACCAGATGGAATAGTACAAATGCTAAAAGAAATTAATGTTGATATTGATGGCAAACTTTGTGTTATTGCTGGTAGGAGTAACATTGTAGGCAAACCATTAGCAGAAATGATGATACATGAAAATGCAACAGTTGTTCTTTGCCATTCTCATACGCCAGCGGCACTTTTAGATCGGCTTGTACATGACGCAGATATTTTCGTTAGTGCAGTAGGTCAAAAAGATTTTATTGACAGCAGCAAATTTAAAGATGGTGCAGTTGTAATTGACGTTGGTATCAACCGAACTAATCAGGGGATTTGTGGTGACATAACTATCAATCCTAAATCAAACAAAATTCTTATCACACCAGTTCCCGGAGGTGTTGGCCTACTGACACGTGCAATGCTTATGAAGCATCTGTTAGCAGCTTATCAAAAATATCACATTTGGAGGCAAACACGATGAATAAATTTGAACTCATTTCTAAAACCGAGTATGACAAGGTAGTTTCTGAGGAATTTAATGCTAAGAACGGCGTAATTGGTTATCAGCCTTATGAACATCTTCGGACACCGCAGCGGGCGACTAAAGGAAGTGCTGGCTACGATTTCTTTTCACCAATCTCATTCAAATTAAAACCGGGGCAGACAATTAAAGTTCCTACTTGTGTAAAATGCTGTCTTAATCATGGTAATGTTCTTATGCTGTTTCCCCGTAGTAGTTTTGGATTTAAGTATAGGATGCAACTTGATAATACTGTTGGAATTGTAGATCAAGATTACTACAATAATGAATCTAACGAGGGACATATCTTTATCAAGATTACAAATGACAGCAAATCAGGAAAGACATTAGAAGTTAATGCTGGAACTCCTTTTGCTCAAGGAATTATCATGAGTTATGCAATTACAGAAGATGATAGTGTAGTTGCTACACGTACTGGCGGCATGGGAAGTACATCAAATAATTGATTGAGAATTTTATGAAATTTATCAAGAATTTACCGTGGGGAGCAATTACAGTTTTTATAATCGTCCCTATCATTGGCATATGCTTGATATGTTGGCATACGGCATGGGAACATGACTATTTTGGTGATGGCTCATGCCATGCCTGTCAAACTGGACATTATGAACTGTTTGATATTGAACATATAAGAAATGGCGGCGAATTTTATTATTACCGTTGTAATGAATGTCATGATATTGAAAGATATGAAAGTTATCAGGGAGAATAATAAAGATATGAAAATGAATCACAAATTTTACATATGGCTTATTGGAGTTATAATCGGTATAGGTATTTGTTGGCAATTACTTGAAATCCTGATCTATGGCGAAATTCAACCAAGAATTATTGATGATATTATTAGTTTTCTTTGGGTTGGAGCAATTTGCTTTGCTTATCATTTTAAGGAACTTGAACTAAAAAGAATGTTAAAGAGATATGATAAGGTCAAGATTGATGCTACTTGGTGGTTAAGAAAACCTATTCCATCAGAAATGATTTCAACTGGTTATATTGGTGATCATATTTGGATGCAATCTGAGAATGAATTTGGATTTAGGAGGAATAACACTGATGAATGATGCTGTTGAGATTATTGGTGGTGAAGGTATTGAATTAGCGTTTAAAGACCTAAATATAAATGCAAAATGCACATACAAAAGTAAGCAACTTCCATTCTATGCAGAGGTATGGGAAATTTCAGTGGATGACTTTAAAATGCTCTGCGATTATCCAGATGAAAAATGGAAAGAAGAATGGGGTTGGTGGCGGCAAGGTTATTGTGTTTATCACAACAATATTTATAACGATTATACCGTAAATGGCAAAATGATGTATGGATATGAGCCAGCAGAATATGAAGATTATGAACAAATACTATATGACAGTTTTTATAATTATCTTCGTTATGTTCATAATTTGAGTACATTTTATAATTTCTGCTACTTTGCTATCAGCCTTGCTGATGATAACAATATGAAAGTATCTGATTTTCTCAAAGAATATCAACCGTGATTGGAGGTGCAAATGGATATTAATGATGTAAAAATTGATTGGGAGGCATTGTTAAAAGCACATCAAGAATCAATACCAACGATTTCAATTCCTGAATGTTCACCCAAAATCCCATTTTGGGAAAGGTATACTTTATCAATAGAAGAAGCCGCAGCTTATTTTAGAATTGGCGAAAACAAATTGCGAAAAATAATTTCAGAAAACAAAGATGCAGATTTTGTTTTGTGGAATGGAACTCGCTCACAAATTAAACGTAAGAAATTTGAAAACTACATTGATAGATTAAATGTAATTTAAGAGTTGCTTCAAGACTTTCGATGTGGTATAATTAAGCGTCGGAAGTCTTTCGCATTTTGGAAATTAGAAAGGAGTGTAAAATGTCCGAAAAGCGAAAAGACAGCAAAGGCCGAATTTTGCGAAACGGCGAAACACAACGCTCCGATGGAATGTATATGTATCGCTATAATGATGCTGCTGGTGTGCGGCGAACAATTTATAGCTGGCGACTTGTTGAGACAGATAAAATTCCTCCACGCAAAAAATCATGTGAACCATTAAGAGAACTTGAAAAACAGTTAGAGCGTGATACAGATGATGGTATACAATCTTTTATTGCTGCAAAGAAAACTGTGAATGATTTTTATGAGAAGTATATGGGTATGAAAAAAGAATTAAAACCATCAACTCGATCTAACTATTCCAATACGTATAACCATTATGTAAGAGACAAGTTGGGTGTAAGACCTATTGGATCAGTCAAATACAGTGATATTAAAAAGTTTTATTTGTCAATGTACTATGATGACGGTTTGAAGCCTAATACAATCCATGCTGTTAATACGATCCTGCATCCAATTTTTACTCTTGCTGTACGTGACGGGTATATTAGATCAAACCCGGCTTATCAAGTATATGCTGAATTAAAAAAGCAAAATGCTTGGGGTCAAGAAAAGCGTCACGCTCTTACAGAACAGCAACAGTCAGCTTTTATTGATTTCATCCGCAATTCAATCAAGTACAGGAAATGGCTCAATATATTTACTTTATTTTTAGGTACTGGTTGCCGGGTAGGTGAAGTCGTTGGTTTACGGTGGGAAGATTGTGATTTTCAAGAAGGCATTATCTCCATTAATCATAACCTTGTTTACTGCAAGTCAGATGGTGATAAAAAATTTAGGTATTATATTTCTACACCGAAAACTAAAGCTGGTGAACGTGTAATTCCCATGTTAAAAGAAGTCCGTAAAGCATTACTGGAGGAACGTCTTACTCAAATGCAAACCGGGTTTAATCAGACTGTCATTGATGGTTATTCTGGATTTATTTTTCAAAACCGAAATGGCGGTATGCGAAAGCCCACTGAAATCAATAGAGTTATCAACAAGATTATCGCTGACTATAATGCTGAAGAAACTGATCAGGCCAAAAAAGAAAAGCGAGAACCTATTCTGCTCCCGCATTTTTCTGTCCATAATTTACGGCACACTTTTTGTACCAGATTTTGTGAGAATGAAACTAACCTTAAAATCATTCAAGAAATCATGGGACACGCAAATATATCTACTACAATGGACATTTACAATGAAGCTACGCAGGAGCAAAAGAAAGCCAGCTTTGCTAATCTTGAAGGCAAAATTATGATTGGTTAAACCAGCAAAAGCCTACACCAAAGCCTACACCACTACAGCATCATTCTTTAAAGTGTTCTAAAACAATAAATGAAACAAAATATAAAATCCCTATAAATCTAAAGCATTTTGAGAACATTTGCGGAATGATGTAGAAAAGTTATTTTATCCCAAAAATAAAGATACAATTTTCGAGATGTGCACTTAGAAGTTGGATATGCGACTACAATTCCAACAAAATTGTACAATTTATCGGTCAAAAGTTCTGGTATGCTGCATAGTATTTTGAACCTTACACCAACTTTACACCAAATGAAAAAGACTTCCGATGTGGTTTTCAAATTTCTTACGAACCGTAAAAAATAGGCAAGCTGTAGATAACGGCTTGCCTATTTTTATTATGCTTGATTTTAAACTTGACAAATGATACAATAGAATAAGTTTATAAGACGGGAGAAAGAACAATTATGGATGTTGAAAAAGCAGCATATGATTTGCAACAGAAATATAGTAAACGCATGGAAAAGAAAATGCAAGGAAAACCACAAGCTGTTAAAATTATTATGTCAAGAACCTTCAGTAGTGCTATTATGATTTTACAGACCATAGCAGATATACCTTTTGAGAAACTGGCGTTTAGCATTTATGATTTTTGCGTAGATTTACAATTTAAAGAAATCGTTAGACTTTTTGATGCAGAACTTGAATTGGCTGGCATTAACCAAGAAAAATTTATCTTTGATTTGCACCCTTTCTACAACAAAGTATCAAACAAGATTAGAAAAGAAAACAAGTATCAGGAATTTGCTGAATACATTGGCATGGTAGTTAGATTGCATAGAGAAAAGAAAGAAAAGGTTGGCGAAAAAGTAGTTGACGCATATTTAAGTATGATACTGCAAACACTTGAATATTTAAGAAAAGATAAATTCGATCTTGATACCTGTGCTTATGGTGTAAGTACAAATGGTGAATTACTTATGGGGCCATATCCACTTGCCTATAGTGATTTACCCGGTATAGAATTTGAAGAAGCTATTAAAAACGGAAAGAAATTTAAAAGCCAGATGGAGGCTGAACAATTTGTATATGATTTATATGCAAAGAGAGGAATAACCGTAAAGAGTACAAATGATTTAGAGATTTTAGCACAGGCACAAAAAATACACGCTGTAACAACTACTGCGCTATTTCCTTTTATTAATGAATTTACCTTTGATATTGTTCCAGTACAATTTTATAGTTCTAATATACCACCACTGATGAATATGAAAGTATGTGGTTGCGATATTAAATTATTAAAAAGCAAATTACAACGCAGAAATCGCACCCTTCCAACAAACGGTGTTATATTTGAAATTAATGACGAATCCGGTGAACTTACTGGAGCATTGATGAAAGAGATAATGTATTATGATAGTATTTATCTACTTTACCGTTTAGATACTAATTACGGAAGTTTAGCTGGATACTATGATACAAAAGATAAATTTCTCTTTTCTATAACACAAGATGCAACTTCCAAAATACCATATCAAAATTTATCTGCTTTGATTTTATCAATGTATGCGTCACAGGTGTTGACTGGAATAGTTGATGATTACGATAGGAATTTTTTGCAAGATGATTGTCCAATTCAAATTAGAGCATTCAATAAAGGTGGTAAACTTCAAAATCAGTACAACGCCGATCCAAAAGCAAAGCACTTAACAATCAGAAATTTAGATGACTATAATAAAGAAGAACGTTATATCAATGTAATAATAAGAAAGTTACCAGAAGGAAAACAAGCATCTGAAGAAGCGAAACAATTAGCAGAACAATACGGTTATGATCTTGAACCGGGACAAACGTTTGTCAGGCCATTCGTTAAACAGGTCTTTGTAAAGAAAGATAAATAATCGTAAAAAATAGGGGCATAGGTGTTAAACCTATACCCCTTAATTATTCTTCAACCTTTTGAATATCCTGATAATCAATATATCTCCGTAAAGTTTTATGCTCTAATTCATTCACTTCAAATTCTACTGTGACTGTTTGCGAATTTAATCTAACAATCGTGCCAGTCCAACTTAAACACCATTGTGGCGTATGATGAGAAACAAACCCTGACGGATGTTTAATAAAGACTTTATCACCAACTTTTAAATCCATAATTCAATCACAGCCTTTTAAATTTGTGATATACATTATAGCAAAATTGTCTTAAATAGTCAATAGAATCTAAAGTTTTATATAAAGTCATGTTTTTCTAATCTTTCACTATATACACGTTTAATATTTTGAATTGCTAATACTGCTCGATTATTTTCATATTCTGGATGATCTCTACAATAATCCTCATAGAAGTCAATGTAAGAAAGCACCTCAATAAAATCCTCTCGTGTATGTGGCAATTCCCTTAGAATTTCCCGATTAAAACGAAGAATATTTGCTCTACGTTCATCTGCTTTATCTTTTTCTCTGTCATATTCATGCTTATCAAACCTTCGTTCTAAATCGTCAATCTTATTCATTACATCACCATTTAATGCTTTTCCAATAGCACGTCCAAGAGCAGACCAAGGATTAATTTTGATTTTAGATACTTCTAAGAACGTAGAAAGAACTGCTACGACTATAGCACAATAGCCAAGCAGTTCTCCTAACCGAAGTTCAGCAATCTTTTCCACCATAATTAATCACCTTCAACGACCTTTGTTGCGTCCTGAATATCCTCGATTGCATTCTTAACACCTTCAGCATCAATTTTGCCCTCAGTAATGATGTAAGTAATAACAGACATAACAGACACAACAGCACCAGCAACAGTGCTAATAGTTGTTTCATCTAAACCAAACACCATTGCTAAACCAGCCACAACACCAGCGACAGCGGCCCACAGTTTACGACTGGACAGCTTACGTACCATATTATTCATAGAATCAACCTCCTTTAAATTTGCGGACTTTCCTCAAAGTCATTTTCTACAAAACCAGCCGCTTTTGCAGCAGCAAACTTAATACCTTCTCCATCTGCTCCAGTATTTTCATGATCACTTTTATGCACGATGCTATTTAATACAATACTTGCCGCCGTACCCATTGGAGCAAATACGGCGGTATAACAGGCCAAAGCACCCATGTACTGATACTCAATACTTTTCAGCGCAAGATAAAACCCGCCCAAAAGACCAGCACATAAAAATGCCATGATCAAAAGGGCGAGTAGGTTTGTAAAACCAATATGAAATCTTTTCTTACGTCTACGTCTGGTTTTCTTTTTCCCCCGCTCTACCCTAATAATCATAATTACACCTTACCCATCATCTTAGCAAAACGGAAGAATAATGCCGCAGCCTGTTCACGTGTCAACTGATCGGCCCACATATAATTCGGAGTTCCATCAGGCAACGTACCACCACCAGAAATCAAGCCACAGTTAATTGCCCAATCACGAGCCTCCTTGCTCCATGTACCGCAATCATTATCTTGCAGTTCTTTACGTTGCTCTGCAATAACGCCCTTACAAATCTCTTTAACCTGTGCTTCAGTCATATCATCATCCTCCATTCCATTTGTTTGTTGATTAAGTAAAGTAGCCACATCATTACGAATATCATTCATTGTTTTACCGAACTTTGGGAACCAATGTAACACATCACCATGATTAGAACCTAATCCAAGTTGATAGCTGTCTTGGTGACACAAAATAGTTGGCACATTAATTTTCCCATACTTAACAGTGCCATGCGGATCAATATTAAACATCTTACAAAGATACGCAGTAATCTCACACGCTTCTTTATAGACCTTATCAAAATAATCCTTATCATTCAAAGCATCTTCACAAATTTCAAATTGAATCCAGCCATTGTTACAAGACCCATTTTTACCACTGGCACATCCCCAAGGACGATAATTCCAAGGCATTGTTTGAATAGTTGTAACTGTCCCATCAGCCAATTTGCCAATCCAACAATTTAACCCGGCTTGATGTTCAGTGTGATTCCAGTCGTTGCCACCAGTGTTCTTTCCAAGCAACTGCATCAACTGAGCATAATTCGGATCATCGGCACTTGGCTGAACATATCGCCGTAAATTAGGATTATTGGCTCCTGTGCTATGCCACAGAACACCCTTAACTTCCATTTTCCTTGTTTGTCTATAACAAGTGCTGTTGGTCATCATACATTGAAGTGGTTTATTCTTTTCCGTGTATTTCATTGAACTCCCTCCCTTCTTAGTTGCAAGGTATTTGTCATAGTAATCTTGACTATATGCAGCCCGGTCATTCTGTGCTTTAAGCCGCTGTTCCTCCGTAGCATCCTTACCTTGACTTGCTGGCCTTTCATAGTTAATAAGCATAGCATTAGAAGCCTGTCGTACAGACGTTGCGGTTTTTAAAACATTCAACACAGCAGGATAACTTGTACTTAACTCTTGATAGAAAAATTCAAGTTGCATTTCTTCATTGCCAATAGATACTTTTCTTTCTTTTGCAAAATTAAGCAAGTTCTGTTTACGACTCCAATATGTCCACTGGCACAATCCATAACCAGCTTTATCATAAATAAAGTTAGTATACGTACCATTATCAACTGCATCTGTATATTGCTGATCTGTCATACCAAATTTCTTTTCATATGTGTTCTGCAAATTGCGTGAATTTAATCCAGATTCAGCAAACAGATTACCTAATACACCAGCAATCCCAAAATCATTTAAACCCTTGCTTCTAAGAAAATTTATAATTCGCTCAATAATTGTTGCACCAATTAAGGCCATCACTATCACCTCCAGTTCACATCAGTTGATAATGTGGTTTTTCCTCTTTAAAAAGCCAATATCGTAAATAATCATCAACCACAATCGCAACAGCAGACAAAGCAATCCAAGCAAAGAAAAAAGGTAAGCAAATTTGTCCCATAATATTAAATGGCAAATTAGAATAATCCCAAATTGCAAGTTCAAGCCATACATTTAGAATCAGTCCAGCAATAAATTCAATGCCTGTTACTAAACAAGCACCAATTAATGATTGCTGTACCATGCCCATTTCCCAAGGGATATACTCATTGATTGCACCGATAGCAATAAAACAAATGCCACCAACTAAAGCCATAGTCCAATGACTGTGACCACGCCAGAGCATTTCAATACAAAAATAAATCGTGCCGCCAATCATCAGCAGCACGATCATCTTCAGCGCATTTTTAATTTTCATTTTGCACCTACCAATTTAGCAATATATTGGAGATCGAATAAAGGCGCATTATAAAATTCATAGTTCCAAAGCCAATGGTCAGCAAAATCAGAACGCTTATACTTTTGACATACAGGATCAGTCCAAACTTTATCCCATCTATCTTGATATGTAGTATCATATTCTTTTAGTTCCAGACACTTTATAATTGCCTGTGTTAAACGACCCCTTTCAAGACCATTACCATCATCATTTTGTGAAAAATAATCAAAGGCATCTTGACTTGCAACAAAGCAAATAGTTCCCTTATCACAAGTAATGTGACTGTTTACAACATTACACTCTGTTCCATAAGGGATATTTACATTGCCACATTGAGCCAATTTCTTATATCGCCTTGTCACAACGTATTTGTTATAAATTTGCATTTACACAATCTCCTTTTTATTTTAATCAAGCACTACTGTTGAACCACCAGATAAAGTAGTTAAAATCTTTTGAATCTGCGCTTGTGCAGCAGCAATATTACTTTGCATCAAAGCATTTAAATCTTCTGGCAATTCCATACCATAAACAATACCCGCTAAATCATTAACGTCAGTTGTTCGATTTACCAATACACGAAGCATATTGTTATACGTGGTATGGTATGTAATCATAGACTGAGCCGCAACATAAATTGCTACAATGTCAGATTTATTATATGTGGTGCATTCTTTTCCATCAGCATGATACGGATATTCCTCTACACCAGCCATCACAGAATAAAACATATTAGTGATATTATTCTGATCATAACTGTCCAAAGAAAAGTGTTCAGTAGTATCACCACTGTTAGATGTAGGCACATCAACGCCAGCTTCGATTGAACCATTGCAATAATTGCGAAGTTCATTCAATTTAGCTGTCCGCAATAAATTCATCATTTCGTCTGTCACAGGATTATCTTCGCTAATAGGAAAGACAGTCAGATAATCAGCAACAGTAATCTTGCAGTTCGTCAGTAATTCATTAACCTGTTCTTTGCACCACAATGCAGGATAGTATTTCTGAACCATTTCTAAAGCTGTCATATTCCATCCTCCCTTAAATAAGATTTGCCATTACTCGCATATAATCAAGTTCAGCAGTACGCTCTACTTCACTATCTAATTCAAAAACCGCAACTTGTTCACAATCCTGATAATCGGTTGAATTAGTAATGGCGTATACAATGCCACCAGCTACAATAGCGTCTGCTTCACCTTTGGGACATTCAATATTCGTATTAGTTTCGGTAACTTTCCGAATAAAAACCACTTTCTGAAATACCCCAATCAGTTTGTCACCAGACATTAATTTATACATTCTTCATCCTCCTTATCATAAAAAGTCTCACGAATTTCCCTTAATAAGTCAAACGCTTCAGCACTTTTGCTTCTATTTTTCATACGATAATCCCAGCGATCAACCAAAGGAATAAAACCATTCATATAACGTTCATAACGTGTACGATCCAATTCTTCCATTTTGGCCTCATACTCTTTGGGAGATGTAAAATAGAACCACCCAATCTCATAATTCCATCTTGCATCTAAAGTACATTTGAACTTCTTATCCCATTCAGCCAATTCTTGTTCAAATAGACTGATAAAATACAAATCCATATCATGTACTGTTTTATAACTATCACACCTTGCAGCGTGTGACCGCCAAGATTGATAAGAAGTAAACACATCTTCTGCGCTCATTTTTCCTTCATCAACCCATCCACGAAAAATTTTTAACTTGCGCCGAATTGCCTTAATGCTGTTACGGCTCAATTTGATAACAACTTTTCCTGTAGGTTCTAAGCGAACACGCATTTTAAGAAATTTAAAACTGTGATTTTTAAATGGAGTTATTTTGCACTTCTTTTCATTTAGTTCAATTCCCATTTCGTTAGAGAGTTCAACCAAAGTATCATGTAATCCTTTTAAAAACTCCAAAGAATCACTTATTACATATCCATCATCCATATATCTCGCATATCCATGAACGCCAAGTTTATCTTTGATATAATGATCAATCGGGCTGGCATAATCTAAAGCAATATTCTGTGATACTTGACTACCTAATCCAACGCCACGAGGATTGTCCGGGTCATGTTCCACGCCACCCAATTCTAAGAAATCATCAATTAATTGACAACCAATTTCCTGTAATTTGGGATCAAGAATATGTTTCTTTAAACGTTCTTTCGCTTTGTCATGTGGTATCGAAGCGAAATATCCATGAAAATCAAATTGATAAATTCCACCTTCCAGACCAAACAAACGATAATGATGATGCAAGAACTCAACAAGTCTTTTTAAAGTCATATCCATACCCTTGTCAGGCAGACTTGCACTATTATCATAAATAAAACTTCTGGAATAGGCTTCTGTCATGAGTTCATCACAATAACATTTTTGAACACTACGATCCTGAATAACCAAAGAATTAATATCTCGTTCTTTTCCGTGTTCAATAGTTTTGAAATGTTTGAACCCACCAGATTCATACTTGCCGTTGAGAACTCGATCTTGCAAAGATTCAGTCTGCGTCAAAAGCACTGACTTGAAATTGATAGTAGAGGTTTTCCAGTTCACTCCTTCGCAGCAGTTTTCACCAGCGTCCCACATATTATCAAAGTCAAACACATCCTCAAATGCCTTGCCGCAGACTGGTCTTGCTTTTTCTTCTCGTTCTCTTTTACGTCTTTCGTATCTTTTCTGTTTTCTTTCCTCACTTGTCATATTGCCAAAGAACAAATCCTTTCCGTATAGCCTTATCATTCACTGGCGAATACGTCTACGCATCACAACCGTATCCGTTGACAGCTTCCGATGCTGATTTACTAAGCTACGTAACTATGCACCTATGAAATTTAAGGGAGCAACGTGCCACGGATCATCAGCCGAAGCCAATTACCGCAAGAAGGAAATGGGATGCTACCTCCTTCCGACACACCGCTCAAATCAGCAAAATGTCAATAAACCATGCAAGCAGCGTCCAGATGCAAGTATCGAAAAAGTGTTTTAGGATGCCATCAGGCAGAGCCACGGCATACATCCTCCTTCTGAAATAACGGATATTGTTTTCACCAGTAAAGGCCAGTATTATTTCAAGCCATTAAGGGCTACTAAGTCTAATCCAAGTTTGTGTACTAAATTTGATGCACCACAAACAGCTTCAAGAATCCGGGGCGACCCCATTGGAATTGCCAGAGTTGTTGTTGTTCGGAGAACCGTCAGTGTTGACATTGCAGAAATTGTTCGTGTTGCCAGCATTGACAGAACGCAGCCACCAATTCGCAGGGGGTTTTATCAGGATGTAACCGTTGTCGGCAATTATTCTTTTGTAGAATCCTCTATGTCAAAAATATCTTCTGGTAAAACTACCTCACTTTCATTGGCAATCTCATTTGTTTCATCTTTCTTCTTTGGCTTGGGATTACCGTCACGCTTGATGTATTCCCAAAGTTCCTGTTTAAGATAATCTAAGAACTCGCAGAAGAATTTGAAATTAATGATCTTACTCCAAGATTTCTTGCTCTGATACTTTTTATAACGTTTCTTATCAGATTCAATGATTCCTTTTACCAGAGCCGCTTCGTAATTCAAAAGCCTTGCCCATTCTTTAAAGATTCCAGAAGTTTTCTTTTTGTCCCCAAGAAAATTATTTCCTTTTAGCACCAACGAAAATGTCACAGTAAGCAAACCACTTAATGCAAAAATTGCGGATCGTGCTTTAGCGAAATATTCTTCTCGAAGATTAAATTCTGTTTCCATCATATTGTTATGAATATAGATGGAGTTAGCCCGTAATACATCCTCATGAATTTCCAACGCAAGCCGGGTAATATCGTTGGTCAGACAAAACCTGTAAGATTTTGGGAACTTCTTAACTTGTTCCAGTGTATATGTAGCTAATTGTTGCGCCACTCGAATGAATTCAGCTTTTGATTCATTGCGCTTAGAAGCGTAGACAGACATTGATGATCCTCCTATTTATCATATTTAGATTATTTGCCCCACATCTAAGCAGATATGAGATTGTTTTCTCAACCCGCCCTTTATGTTAGCAGATTAGTTTCTCATTGTCAAGGGCAAATTGAGAAAATTTTCTAAGATTAAGGGTAAACCGTTCATCCCCCTTATCTGTCCCGGCTTGCGCCTTAGACAAGATAGGGGGATTCACTGATTAGCTTAAACACAGAAGGCCGGGGCGACCCCATAGGAAGAGCCAGAGCGGGTGTAGTACGGAGAACCGTCAGTGCCGACACGGCAGAAACAGTTCGTGTAGCCAGCACCGACAGAACGCAGCCACCAAGACGCAGTTGATGTTGTAGCATTATGGCGGTAGAACACTTTGCTGTTCCCGGCTTTATAAAAATCATACTGTAATTGTGAATTCTGCTCATACTGACTGGCGTATGACCTTGCCCCTTGTACTTCAAACTCAGCAAGCAAGAATAAATAATCATCTGTCTTAGTTATTGCACTTGCTGCGTTGGAACTTCCACCAGTATTATCAGAATACTTTGAACAAGACTTCATGACCGCACGAAGATCACTCGGCAATGCCGCCATAAATGTCTTTGCCGCAGGACTTGTTGGATTCTGACCCAACAAATTATTTCTCATAGAACAGTCTTTCCAACCACCAGCATTTGTACTATTACCAGATGTTGAACCATTCATGGTAAACGTACCATTCCAGTTAGCGTACTGAGCATCAACAAAGCAAATATTATTGCCCTTATTACTGACCTTGCCAATCTGGAAGTGAATGCGGTTTGCACCTTCCTTTGCGCTATTATGGTTAAAGCCCAAAATAAACGCCCAAACATTCATGTTAATAGCAGTTGAACTAACAGTACCATTTACTAAAATCTGTTTGCCATCACCAACATTCCAATAAGTCGAAGCCACACCAGCATCAGACACTTGCCTAATCTGCGCCCAAGTATACTCATTAAGTGCCTTACCAGAAGCAGGAATAAACTCCGCATTCACAGTAAAGGTCTTATTTGCTGGAGCGTTATGATTAGTGCCAGCCGCCACCGCAACAGTAATTGTCGCTGTACCAGACTTCTTATTAACATGACTAACAGTGATCACATTACCACTAATGGAAACCGTAGCAACGTTGGTATTGCTGGATGTGGCAGTAATCTTACCGTCACCAGCACGTGTCGCAGTCACAGTATCAGTCAATTTATCAGTGTTCAATGTCACAGAAGTCTTATTCAGACTCAAACTACCAGCCGCCTTACCGATTGTCCAAGACACTTCCTTGGCAGTAGTAGAACCATCACTCCAACAGTAATCAGGTTTAGGAGTAAACGTAGCCTTATATGTACCAGCGGCAGTTTGTTTAGTAACACCGCCAATGGTCAACTGTGCTGTATTGTAATTGCTGAATGTAGGTGTAAGTTCTGCCCCTGTATAAGTCAACGTACCACTCTGAGCAGGAACAGCGGTCAATTTGGTCTTATTGGGAATTGCAGTAATTCTACCAACCGTACTTGTGTTTACTGCACCTTCAGTAGAAATTGGGAACAGGGCAAAATAATAAGTAGTCCCATTTGTGAGGCCAGTTACCTCCAGTGGACTACTTGCGTGTGCATTTCGAGTTGTACTATTCAAGGCCAGTGTGCCATCTTCAGGAGATGTAGGATAACCACCAGTCTTATAAACCACCTTTGTACTTGCCCATGTAGAGAGCGTCACACCATCTTGAACCTTTGTTGCGGCAGGATCATTCCATTTAAGCTGAACACGACCATTTAACTGAGCCGCAACAGTCAGATTAGAAATATCACCCGTAGGCACAGGATTGGGTGTAATCGTTACCTCATTTGCAGGATCATCGGCATAAGTATTTGTGGTAGAATATGGGAAGAACTTGTAATAATATGTCACGCCATCACTCAAACCACTATCACAAAAATATTGTGTCTTATATGCGTCACGAGTTTTATTGTCAAGAACAACTGTACCATCACGGCGACTTGCTGGCATAGAACCCGCCTTACGAACCAGTAACGTACCAGCCCATGCAGCAAGAGTAGCATCACCAACAACCGTATCAATAGGATCAGTCCATTTCAAATATGCTTTGCCTGAAGCAGCCAGTGTAGCAAGACCAGTCACAGGAGCCAGAGGAATCCCGCCACCGCCGCCAGAACCGCCACTACCAGTTGGGAAAATAGAAACAATAGGCATATATAACCTCCTTTAACCAAGAAGAATAATTGTCACAGGAATATCACGTGTAGGCTTGTCACCATATGCTGTAACAGTAAAAGCACCATCCACCTGACCGCTAATACGCATATCAGCAGCTACAACATCTTCAAGCTGTTCAGTTGTGATATTTTGTCCAATAGTAATCATACCGTTTTGCTCTGCGGTAAGTCCATCAATGGAAATAGTTTGCGAATAAGGTGAATCTTCACTCCATGCAGATACAGACAAAACAGCGTTAATCGCTACACTTAGATTTGCTTTCTCACCAAGGGCTGTATCAATTTTAATCATGTTTGAGTTTGTATTGCCATTGATACTGTTTCGCCAAGCAAGAAATTTTGTTTGTGCATCATCTGTTAAATTAAGATGATAATTTTTAGTTTCACTCAAAATAAAACACCACCCTTTCTTGCATTAACCAAGCAGAGTGATGAGGATAGGAATATTAATTTGTGGTGTATCTCCACGGCAAGAAATTGTAATGGAGCCATCTGCTTGAGCGGTCACAAACATTTCAGCAGCTACAACAGCGTCATATTGTGCATCGCTAAACGCTTGTGGCAATGTTACATAACCATTCTGATCGGCCATAACAGCAGAGACAGATAAAGTCTGTTGCCCATTAACCCAAGCATTTGCCAGTAAAGTAACATTTACTGTTTCACTTGGTTCACAGCTTTCAGCACCATCAAAAGGCAATTCATTATACCGTTTACCACCATATCCAGTTTTATGACGTGTTCTACCATCATCAAAAATTACCGTAATCTGTTCACCATCTAAAAGAATAGGATTTTTAGTTGTCCAATTTTCAACGGTATCTCGCCGTTGCTGAATTGCGCCAACTTTCATTACTTTCTCAGCCATTTTTCACACTCACTTTCTTTTAGAATAAAAAAGGGAAGGCTTTCGCCTCCCAAATTAGCTTCAATCACGCATTGCCACCATCCAGAATGATAGTGTCAGTATCATGCACGACAGTATCAGGCAGAGTATATACAACAGTCTCAGTACCGCCAATTTTTACATTACCGTTAGTATCGGAGGCTTCAACCTTAGTCGCACCCTCTGCAACACCATTCAGCTTAGTCTTATCAGTAGCAGACATGGCACCAGAAGCAGTAGTAGTTGCTTCATCCAACTCCAGACCAGCAGTACCAACCTTCAGGCCATTAGCGTTTGTACCCAGCTTAATAGCAATGATGTTGGTTGCAGAAATCTCAATGCCATCACCAGCGGTATACTCCTTCACAAAGTCCTTAATAGCAAGATAAATGTGGTTCTCATTGCCATCGCCGTCAACAGTGTTCACCACAAAATCAATGTACTTATCACCAACAGCAGCACCAGTATAAGGAGCATCAACGGTATCGACCACCTTAATATCAGCAGACTTAACCAGATAGTCCTTCGGGATGTTAATATCAGCACCAACCGCAGTACCATCTACCTTCACCTGATAAGTAGCAATATAACCGTCATTAGCAGTATCCTTCTTTACAACATCAAATGTATGATCCTTGACATACAGACCATCATCCTTTTTCTCCAAACCATTATCAGCCTCGGCAGACATATTCACACCGATAGTCTTAGCATCCGCATCAACAGTAACAGAGCCATCAGCAGCGGTGTAAGTAGTATCAGCAGTAGTAATCCGCACAACCTCAGTATAATCCTCGTCAGCCAAAGCCTTCGCAGACAGAATCAGGATATGCGGATCAGTAGCATCCTGCTCCAGCTTATATTGAGTATCGGTGTCCTGTACCTTACCAGCAATATATGTGTCAATATTTTTAATCTCTTTTGCCTCATACACGGGCTTAGTAGCAGCCTTTGCCCATTCAGGAACATCCCCCGCCAGAGCTGTAATATAAGGCAAATCATTAAAAGCAGTAGTGCCATCACCCAGCTTCAGCAAAATAGCGGCCTTAGTACCAGCATCAGTATCGGCGGGGATCAGCACAACAATAGGCTCATTCACAGCATAAATAGCATTCTTGGCCTCTAAATTAGCTAAAGTATCACCACGAAGTTTATACTGAACAGCAATAGTCTTAGTAGTAGCCATAATCAATACCTCCTAATATTTTTAAACGTTACCATCAAGAATGATGTAATCACCATTATCTTGCTTTAATTTGTTTACATTCAACGAAACGACCTCCATTGTGCCGTCTTTATTGATAGAAACTTTATTCTCGGAATTACTGGATTTTACAATACCAGCAGTAGTCTCATCACCAATAGGAACATCAGCAGCGACACCCTCTTGGATTGACTTATCTACTTCCGCAAATTTTTCCTGAACCTTTTTGAAATTGTCGTTGATTTTTCTGGCAACTTCTGCGCCAGAATCAGAATTGGATTGTGTTGTACCAGCCCTTAACAACTCATAAACAAAATTCATTCAATTAGTCACCGCCTCCCTTTTTAAGCATACAGAATATAATCTGAACGTAATTCGGCGGTATCAAAAAGGAATCCTTTATAGTCCTCTGGCTGTCCTGCTGGAGCAAAACAGTTACCAGCAACAGCAGGATCGTCACCGCCTCCGGGCGGCTCATACGGAGGACTATGAACTGGATAGAATACGCCCCAATAGAAACCATAAGCCATAGACATATCACATCACCGCCTTAATAAATAAAACAGATAATACAATCGCTTACAGGCTTTTTGAATTTCACATTACGGATTTCAGCGGTATTAGTACCGCCAAGAGCAATACTTGAAAAGTTGCCCAAACCATCCGTGGTGTACTCAAAACCGTCCATAAAAAATTCAGTATAAGCCGCCGTTTTCATGGTGATGTGATATAATTTGTCTGCACGTGAACTTGGCTCCACCTTTTTAATCTGCGCCAAACACCGATCAACTACATTTTCATTTGCCGCAAAATTCTGATGAATCAATCCACCTTGTTTTCTTACCATTACTTCACCACCTTTATAAATCGAGTTCTTTATGTCATTCTGCCAATATCACATAATCAACTTCTTCCAAAGTCATATCATCAAAATCACTCAAAGGATGATCGTCCATTTCTGACAATAACCGATAACGTTTTAGTCCTGCTCTTGCCATACAATCTAAATACATTTCGGTTTGTCCAAAAATAAACTGAATCAAAACATCTGTCATATCCGCAAGTAAACAAAGAGAATTTTCAATCTCGGCAAACTTTTTTAGTTGCCAATCTATATCTGCGCTTGCACTTAAATACATTTCCGCATTTACATCATGCAAAACCTTTTTTAGTACATAATCACTAATAGGTTCTGCAAACATATGTGTAATGGCATTGCCTCCTGTTGTAAGTTGATAAAAAATCGAAGTCGGTGCAACATCAAGATACAAATTAATATCTTCAACACCTACGTTTTTCAAACTCGAAAAGTCAATGTCTGCGGACAACTCAAGACTTGGCATAAATTTTTCCAAACTGCACTTTAATGTTTCAAGTTCATTTACCAGCAACATCATATCAAACTCAGTTCTGTCGAAAGAATGAGCGATAGAATAATCCAGTGGGTCAACAGAAATTTCCAGAACAGAATCACCGCTACTAAAACTTTTTTCCACAACATCCATTTCACTTGCGAACAATTCCATTACTGTTTCACCACTGGTAAGCACACCATTTAATAAATTTACATCAACATCTAAGTGCATTTCATTAAAAATTTTCTCATATACTTTTTCTAAAATGTCATCAATTTTAGCATTTAAAAACACGGCTGAATCAACATTTAAATTCTTACGTATTTCTAAATCGCCCATCGAGCAATACATATAGAGCCAATCATACATAGAGAAAGAATCTCTTTGAACTAACTGCGTGATAATAACATTAATTTCGGTGAGCCGCTTTTTCAAGTAAACATCATAAGTCTGCAACTATCTCACCTACTTTCTTTGTGTGATTTTAAGTTGGATTTGCAAGAGTCAATTTTAAGCTCCCTGTTTTCACCATAACAATCGTTGCGGTTTCAACACTTCGAGATTGTGACAGCACATTATACATAAGCAAGTTGCCATTTACAGGCGCATCGTATAAAACAAAGTGCGTAATTGTACCCCAACTTGCAGAACTCTCAGGAAACGAAATATCGGAATCATTTGTAATCACACCATTTGCTGGTTCGCCTAAAGTAGTCAATTCAACACGTTCATAACCACCAGACGCAAGCGGCTCCGAAACCCCCGAACCATCAATACTTGGTGCAGTAGAACTCAGGCCAAGATAAACCTTACTTGGCAAAGTTGGATTCTTTTTGGTCTGAAACACATTGCCCATGATACAATTCAGAAAATATGTAGAAGTCATACTACGTTCAACCTCACTTTCTCAAATTAAATTTTGTCTTTATTCCAAAAAACTTTCATTGATATTGTGGGCAATAAAGAAAATCCCATGATTAGGGATTTCAGCTTCTCCATCAATATCTTTGATAGTAATTTGATAAATATATTTCCCCCATAATCCCAAAGTATCTGCTGGTAACAAATCTACAGAAGCAATATTTTTAACTCCTGTCTCATCATCGCCAATGCTAAATGTAAGAGATTTTGAGATCAATGGATCGCCAGTCTTATCAGAATAGTCCACTACTGCAAAATTACCTGTGCATCCATCCGCATTAAATGGAACTTTCTTTTCTGTTAATAGCCTCCAGCGGAGGGTTTGAGACTGACCAGCAACAAACACGATTTCAGGCAAAGTAAATACATCATGTCGCATAATAATCACCCTCCATAATTCAAAGGAAATTCACATATAAAATCTAAAATGCAATTCCCCTTTACTTCCAATTTGTTCATCCCCTTTTTTAATGGTAGCCAATTAAAATTAAAATACCGATACAAGTTAGAATAACTCGTATCAGACGATTCAATCTTTCCAAGTTCATTATCAATAGATATTGTAAGAAAGTGGCTCTGTGGCAATCCAGTAAATTTCAACTCTATATTGTCACAAGATTTATTTATAATGGAAATTGTATTGCTGCCATTTAGCTGAATGTTCAACTTAGGATAATATAATTTTTGAATAGTAGATCGACTGATTAGGTTTATAATTGTATTTCCGCTACAAGAATAATGAAATTTTTGGGGAAACATATATCCAAACGGAGAGTCGCAAGTAATTTTAGCTGAAAAAGCCCAAGGCAACCAAGACAACTGAATCGGAGTTAATTCGCTTATGACACAATGGTATCGAATAACTTCCAAATCTGGTTGCTCTATCTCAAGCCACTTATATTGTGTAGTTGCTGTTAGCCAATTTGCAATAGCATCCATCTCATAGCGGTCAAGATGTTCATTCATTTTAATGGCAAGAGGATCAAGGCCAAACACTAATTTAAATTCTAATGGACTGTTGAACGTCCTGCCATATAAAAAAGTCCGTCCTCTGGACGGAATCACATCAGTTTGCAGTTCACCAGCACTGGCAAAGGGAGTAGCTTCATTGTCGTTTCCATCAATATCAAAAATACGAAGCCCATATTCTTCACACGGGATACGGTTATAAGAAAACTTTTTTGCAAGAAAACCCATCTACTCACCTCGCTTTCATATTATTAGGGCTTTTCTTCATCCTTCTGACTTGGAGGCGTAATATTACATTTAACCAAAAAAGCTAATGTCTCCTGCAAAATTGTAAAACATGCTGCAAGATTTCCCGCATTCTGCGCACCAGATACAGCAATACCACCATCTAAAGTTTTACAAACCGCATCAATGCGCTGCAATACATCATTTTTATCCTTAATATTTGTATCCATATAAATCTCCTTTTCAACTAAATCATATTGTTTAAGCAGTTAGCCAATGTCGTAAAATACCAGCCATAAACTGTATCGCCACGGCTTACAGTATTAATTCCCGTTGAATAGTGCAAGCCAATATTAAAGCGAAGTGAATTAAATCTTGTAGCTGTTAAGACCTTATCCCTCGAACTCATTAAAGTAGATGAATATGAAGCAAAGTTATTACTCCATCCCCATCCTTTTGCATCAACAATCTCTTTCACTTTATTAACCATATCATTCCACACTAAATATGAAAAACTACTTAACTTACCATTACTTCTAATGGCAGAATAAGCAGCACTTGTTTGTGAAGCTGACGCTTCTCCGTTTGATCGTGACCACGACCACGGCTCAATAGAGGGAGAATCCGTTTCAGCGGTCGTATCTAATTCAACTACTTTTGTCCATCCGGGGGCAGTAATAGATACAGAAATGTCATATGTAGTTCCAGCTTTTAAACCAGAAAAGGTATATGTTCCTCCAGAAGAAACTTTCCCACCAAGGGTAGACGTACCATTTCTTCTTCCATTTAAGTACCATGTACATACTCGATCTGAACGTTCATATGTTGTGTCAAGTCCTCTTATTTGGACTCTGATAGAAGTTTCCGTTGTTGAAAGAATTGCTATGTAGGCCATATCTCACTCCCTTATCCAAATGTTGCTGAAATTCCTGTTACTGTAGCTCCTGAAAAATCACAATATCCAGTAAATGAGGTTCGATTAAATCCCCAATAAGCATATGCTCCTGCTGGACTCCAAAACTCTATTTCAGGACTAAAGCCAGTATCAGCATAACCAATATTCAACATATGATAAAGCGTATTGCCAAAATATCCATACATGCTGTACCCACCTGTCCATCGGTTTGAATAATTGTTTTTTGGTTTCACAACAAATTCATCCGCATAAATAGTTGGACTATAAATTTCAGTTCCATTAATAAACGTACCATTATTAAACTCGCCATTTGCTATTCTACGTGCAAGTCTTTCGGCTTCATACGCATCATCTGCGGCATCATAGGCTGCATCAAGAGCCTCATTTGCGGCATCATAGGCCCCATTAATTGTATTAGTAACAGAAGAACTCAAGTTTGCCCAAGTAATAGAACCATTTTTCAATGTCAAATTACCTTGCATACTAACATTCCCGTTCTGATCAACATAAAAGTTGTACCCATTATTTGCATACCTGTTAGGCCCAACACGAATACCAATACCTTCTATCCATCCACCTCCAGCCGCAGCAGACAATACCCCACTAACCCTTGCCGCACTTAACACACCGCTAAACGTACCATCAGTAGCTTTTATTGATCCATCTTTTTTTACCCAAAACTTTGCGTTCGCTGGATTCTCTGCTCCAGCCCAAAAAGCATATTGAGAGTAATAACTTGTACCACCATTCAATGCTACTCGATTAGACCCGCTGCCTGAATATAAATAGCTGGATGCAATTTCCCAACCGCCAATAGAGCCAGACGTAGCAAGAATTTTTCCCTTAAAATAGGCGTTCCCTTTCATATCAAGCCAGAAATTAGCGTTTGGTTGATCTCCAGATACTAAATCATTAATAGAAGTGATGCTGCGATTTCCAGTCGTTCTTACTCCTGTTGGCTGACCTTTAGAGTTATAATAGAATAAGGTGTTTTTATTTGCACCAGCTACAATGCCAAAGATTGCTCCAAGGTCAATGCGACCACCAGAACTACCATAAAGATTAAAAGAAGCATTATGCAACGAAGCACCTTCAGCATCCACTTTGAATACTGCTACACCACCATCTGTTTTTTCACTTTCAATGACAAGCTGAGAACCAGCAAGAATTGTCCCTACAATCGCAGGAGCAATAATGCCAAACATTGAACCTAAGTTCTTATCAATAAATTCTCCAATACCAATAGTTGCAGTATTCCAGCCATCTTTTGTGAACATCAAAGCATTATGAGCCATCCAAATCTGTTCAGGTTCATAATCGCCACTGGTTTCGTTATACTTCCTACATCGTAATCCAGCCGGATCAATAGTAATTTGTTCATGATCTCCCGATAAAATACGATTTTTCATAGTGTCAATCGCATTTGTCATAAAATCTTTAACTTGTGTTTTTGCACCGCTGTTTACAAAGTTACTATAGTTATACTGGTTAAAATCAAGCGTACTTCCCATTGAAATGCTTTCTTTCAACAAATCCTCTAATGTAGCTTCATTCAATGAAAAAGCATCACCAAAGTCAATCTGAAAGTCAGATGGATTATCGAAATCAATGGAAACAGCAACTACAATCGGAGACAATACACCTTGGTCAGTATGCAAATAAATTTTCTCGCCTAATTCAAGTTCTTTTGCAAATTGGGAAAAATATTCTAAGGCCAGAAAATTAATACTGGACACTGAAAAACTATGTGTTGGAGACGATAACCGCTGAAGGCATTCAACGCCATACTCAAACAATTCCCATTCAACGGACATTTTCTGATATTCAGTCACTTCTTGTGTTAAATATAAAGTCGAAGATGTTGTCTTGAATTGCAAGGTATTAGTTGAACTTGTTGCATTTGCACTCAAATTCCCTGTCATTGCAATAGTGCCTCCGGGGAATGATTTGCCGTTTAACTTTCCGTTCTCCAAATATAACGATAATACGAATGACAAATCACGATTTACCTGTAATGTTCCATGAACAATTTTCGAATCAATAGTTACATTGGAATTATTTGTGTTAATTGAACCGCCACGAACAATGTAAAATGTAATATCGTCCCCATAAGGTGTCTTGGTAACAGAGGTGGCATTTACAATGTTGAAAATTGCAGACAAGCCACGGATAGTCTCAGTGTCAACCGCATAAGAGTCTACAGATGTTGCCACAAAATTGCTATCAGTTAATGATCCACAACGAAAATAACGATCCAAGATAATCAATTCGTCTTGTGTAAAGAAAGACGAAAAAGAAGTTCTCTCATTAATAGTTTTCAATTCACGTTTGAAACTATCAATTTTGTTTTGTACACTCTGCAACAAGTTTTCTTGTTGCTTGATTTCAGACTCCTTGGAACGAATCTGACTATTCACCTTATTTAAATCCGACTGTAATGCCTTATCAACAGCTATGGCCTGAATGATAACCGCTTTTTTAGATTCTAAAGCGGTCAGTTCACCCTTTAAATCTGCCAGCACTCCATCTTCAGTTGTGTAACGACTTATCTGCATATTTTGGGCGATAACTAATTGATAATATGGCTCTTGATAACTTTTAAAGGTATCTTTCCATTTGTTCCAGCTCGTTATCATTTTATCAGAAAAGTAACTGCTGTTCATATACGCATCAAGGTTATAAATACGGTTTGTTCCCATTGGATTAACGCTTCTTATTGATACCCCATCTGCTCCATTTACATCCAAAACTGTAACTAAATCATCTGTACTCTCTTTTATCTCAATTTCCTTGATGAGATTGCTGGTTGAAAGATACACTGGCTTTACATTTACTATATCATTAATACTGCGAACATTAATCTTACGTTTATATGTATCAAACTCAAAAATACACCCGTATGTCTTTTGTAGGTCCGACTTCATCCAATCATAGATGTTTTTCCCATCTGTACTGAATGTTCTATATTTCCCAATCAAATCATCCGAAACCGATCCAACACTCCATGACTTAACTTCTGATAGAATAATCCCAAGTACAGTGCTGTCAGGAGAAAACGGATTCCAGAAATTATAGGTTCCTTCTTCCAAAGAGATCGTTTTATTTGTAAACTCGTATTCTAAAGAGTAACCTGTACATTTCTTTTTCTTAGTTACACCATCATATGTCTCTTCAGGATTTCTTAAAATAAACTGCCCATAGCCTTTTACATCAACAATCCGCATTCCTGTTAAGAGGTCATATTCTGGTAAAATTTCGCCATTCATCCACGCAGGATATTCAAAATTAATTTCAGATACATCATTATAGCAAAACTTTCCTGATGGATTTAAAATATTGGTTAAGAATCCAATCGCCATGTCATCTAAATTACGTAAAATAAATTTAGGCCGTTGTTCTAAAGAAATTTTTGAAAAATCAATTACCACAAATAAGCCCTCCCTTCCCAAGATTGAAGGGGAGGATTTACCTCCCCCTTTACGGTTTCAATGTCGTGCCAAGGCTCTTATGTCCCCGCTTTATAAAGCTGTCAGTGATTTGCTGGATCGTACTTTGACTAATTTTCCTTGTCAACTGCTTAATCTCCGCATCATCCATCTTTTGTGCTGGATAGATTTGTACTGGAACATCAATATTAAAAGTGTCACCGCCCTGTCTTACAACCGCTTGTGCCTGTTTCGCATCCTGCTTAATTTGTTCTTGCATTTTAAGTTCTGCTAAATCAGAGCCAGAAAACGAATTGAAAAGTTTCCCGTACTTACCTAACAGCGTTTCCGCAAAATCAAGTGTACGATATAAAGGTTCTTGCTGTTTTTCGGTAATAACAGCCTCACCCTTCTCCAGCTTTGCGAAGATTTCTTTCTGCTTTAGAGTAGGCTCATCCCCAACAATGCCGCCAGTATGATATACACTATAAGGATAAGTCTCATACAGCTTCGGCCCACCAACTCGATCCAGATACCAAACACCATCATCACCACGTACAGCGGTACGACCAATCAGCGAAGTCAACTGCTTACCTAAATCAAGGTTTGCTTTATTCAGTCTGGCTTTGCCAGCAGCATCCGCACTATGATGTGCCGCCGAGTTTTCTTTCATCTGGTGAACAATATTTTTCACTTGCCCCAAAGTCTGGCTTCCACTGGTGTCATAGTTTCCAGTAGCACCAATCGCAGAGCCGCCTTGAGGTTTCCCGCCAGAAGAACCGCCGACTACATTAGAACCAGAACTTGACTCATATGATGCAATCTGCCGTTGTGTCTCCAGAATAGCATTTAAATAACTGCCATACTGTTGAACCGCTGCGCTTGCTGCATCCCATGCTTTGGTGATTTCATCGTTAGTAACAGAGCCATATTCATAGTTCCAGTTAATCAAATCCTGATATAACGTGTTCCAATGATTATTAATCCGATCAATGGCAAGCTGATACAGCTTTTCTTCAGAAGAAATTGTATTCTCCAGAATGTCAATTTCTTTCTGCTTTTCCTTTTCATAAGAATCAGCCATATCATCAAGCATATCGCTGGTAGCGTCATAGGCATGATCTGATTGATAATCCGCAAGGTCATTAATCTTTTCAGAAAGTTCCTCTTGCAGTTTGGCCTTTTTCACCGCTGCTTCACGACTATCATCCAAGTCAAGCGCATGAATTTGTTTCTGTAAATCCGCAATTTCTTTCTGCTTGTCTGAAACAGTCTTTGTATAATTATCTTTTTCCTTTTCCAGTTCAAGCGACTTCTTTTGTAAATCTACGATTTCCTTATATGCGTCAACCTGATCCTCCAGAGCCTTAACCTGATTCTTGACTTCCTGTTTAATCATTTCTTCAACGTATTTAAGCAAGTCCTCAAGTGCGCTGGCCTGATCCTCGACAGCCTTCTTTGCCGCCCCATCAACCTTACCAATACTGGTAATAGCAACGTCCGACAGAGAACGCAAAGCATTAATGCGGTTCAAAGCGTTATTGTACTGTTGCTGATCCAGCCCTAACAACTGCAACTGCGCATATACCAAATCCCAAGTAGAACTTGAGGCCGCATTTGTTGCTGTAGTAAGATTCATAAGTGCTACAACATCATTATCAGCCAATGCCTGTCTAAGTTGCTGAACATAGTTTAATGCTGTTTCAATCGCCATCTGCTGTGTACGAGCAGCGATTACCTTTTGAATGTTTTCCTCATTGATAACCAACATCCCATTTTCATCTTGCAAATAGGCCAGATTCTCAACACCAAGTTTAGCAATCTCTTGGAAAGTAGAGACTGTTATATAACCACTTTCAGAAAATTCCTTTGCCGCATCTTTAAGAGTATCATACAGGCCAGTAATTTGATCCAGAGCATCATGAGCATTATCAACTACCTGTTGCCAAGCATCGGCAGATACAGTCTTGATTTCATCATAGTAATCCCACCACAAGTCCTCCAGCTTTGTAATTTCATCGCTGGTATCTGCATATCCGAGAGAACGATAATATTCCGCTTCTTGACGAACCGCCTCTTGCATAGCCCGATAATGGTCAACAATCTCGCCTGTGTTTCGAGTAATCTCGCCACGGTCATTTGATTCAATCGCATGATTAAGCAGATTTTCATTCTTTGTAATTGCATTTTCATGTTCTTTAGCCGTATTTTCATAAATGGCAATATTAGCTTCTTGAATCTTGTATGCTAACTCCACCCAAGAATCAGAATTTTCCTGATTAGCTTTATTAAGTTCCCCTAATGTATTAATCAGACTTTCCGTATCTTTCCGAAGTGCATTTGTAGCTTCTTGCAAAGAGCCATATTTGCCTTTACTATCTGCGGTTAATTCATTTAAATGCTCCAGATTCTTAACAAAGAAATTATTCTTGTCAGGATCATACTCAACATCAAATCCAAGCTGGCGAAGTGATTCAGTACCATCTTTAATAGTTTGATCACGTAATTCATTCAAATCATGAAGCGCATCTTGTTCCTCTTTGTAAACACCAATTAATTCTTGCTGAAGTTCAATTTGTGTTCTTAGATCATTGGTATTTAAAAGTTGAGTTTCTAAGTCGCTTTTCTTAATTTGAACACGGTTAAGCCGCTCGATTGCTTCACGGTAATCATCAATAGCAGCAATATATTCTTCAATCTCTTTTGTTGAGGAACCAGAGCCGCTTTTAAAATTCTTGAGTGGTGCATTTTTTAATGCTTGCAAAGCCGCAATCTGACCATCAATTTGAGAAATGGCCTTCTGATAAGAAGATATATCAAGTTCAACCTGAGATACAAAATCTTCTAAGGACGCACCCTTAAAATCAAAATCAAAGTCAAACCCATTAAATTCGCCAGAAGTAATATTTGTCTTAATTTTGTCACGTAATTTTCCACCAAAAGAGCCAGCAAATTTTGTTACAGAACCTTTAACTACACCATTTGCCATACCCTCAATCGCTTTGGCACTTTCATGGGCTTGTTTTGCCACAGAAGCAATATCGGTCTTGGCTCTTTCCATATTCTCATAGATGCCCATAGCGGCATTATAAGCTGCTGCATTAAAATTACCATCTACATCAGTACAAACATCTCTTGCAACACGATCAAATTCCTCTGCATTCAAGGCCATTGATTGTGCCGCTAACTTATACGCCTCGGCTTCATCAATACCATTATCAATTAATGCCTGAACCATTTCATTAGATGCTTTAATACGATACTCTGCAACCTCTTTTGCTACCTGACCTTCACCTTCACCAACATTTTTTGCCAGTTCAAGTTGTGCCTGTGCCGCTTGCATCTTTGCTTCAAGAACAGTCTTATCAGCTTGAAGTTCTGCGATTTGTGTATCAATTTGAGTATCTAATTCTTTCTTTTTGCTCGTTAAGAAACTATTTACAACTTCTTTATTTAAGGCAATTTGCCCATTAGATGACACTTGGGCATTATTAAGAATCTCTGGATATACTTTTGCAAATTCTAACGCCTTGTCCAAGGACATAGTAAAACCGTTTGCTACTTGAGCCTGTAAATCTGCAAGTGTCTGGAATGAATCAGAAACAGAATCAATCGTATTTGCTATATTAATGAAATTATTAAGAGCGGAGGCATAAGCATTTGTGTCACCAGTAATGCTCCCATATAAACTGCTATAAAGTGTTAATTTCGCTTGATTTGCAGCAATGGCCTCTGTGTTTGCATTTATCTCATCTGTTGTATCTTTGATTTTTTTATCCCAAGCCGCTATTGATGAAGTATCACCAATACTCATACTCTTATTGGTACGATACATTTCTAAACTTTGAGCCAGAACTTCATTTCTTTCTTCTAAAGAACTAATCTCTTTTTGAATTTCATCTATATCGCCCAACATTTTAGTATTGGCATTTTCTTTCCACGCCTCAGTATTGAGTTTAATTACACCATTTTCTTCATACAGATAATCAAGGTAATTAGCTTCGGCCTCTGCCAAATCAGCAATCGTATCAGGTGATAACCCACCCCCACCAGCCATTTCTTCTTGCGCCGTTGCCAGAACATCATAAGCAGACTGCAAATCAGACAACGTTTCTGTAAGATCAGAAAGTTGAGCAGAATAGCGGCCTGTGGATTCAGCATTACTATCGGTTTCGACTTTTAATGCGTTATAATGACTTGCCAATTCATATGCTGTATAACCAGAATCCTCCATCCACTTTGCAAGTTCTTGATACTGACCAGCTAATTCATTAATTCTCTCTGCTGTTAAACCACCCTCAGACCCCTCGCTATTTAATACGTCCTTCAAATCATTAGGAAGTTTTTCAAGTAAAGATGTAAAATGTTCTGCTGGGTTGATACAAGCATCAATCGCATCAGCAAGGTTATTCCAATTCTTAACATCATCGCCATCACCAACAAAATTATCAATATAATCGTTTTGCAAAGTTTGACTAAGTGAAAGCAACTCGCTTCGGATTGAAGCCATTTCTGCAATTTGACTATCGGTTGCATTTTGACCTAAACCTTCTAATTCCTTATATCTTGCAATCAGTTGGTCAACATAATCATCAAATCCAAGTTGTTCTGGATATTGTAATTTATTATTGCCCTCTAACATCAAATTCTGATATTCAGAATAAAGATTTATTAGTCTCTCTTGTTCCTCTTCACTGAACTTATCCCAATTTTCAGACCAACCATTATGCCATTCTTCTAATGCTTTAAAACCTTCTGCATTATTCGCTCGAATAGCATCTGCATCAAACAGCATATACATTCCGGCATTAGAATTATAATATTCGTTATTATAATCTTTAACCAAACTCTTATTAGATTTATCTGCTGCCTCTTGAGCAGCTTCATTCTTTAACCGAATTTGACGTTCTAATTGTGCATTGGTTTCTAACAGACGATCCAGTTCCTCTTGTTCAACGAGAGTTATTCTACCTTCATCAGATAATTTTTGAAGTTCAGCAATACGATCTTTTGTTGTCTTTAATTCGGAGTTTAGTCCATCAAGTTCACTTGCTAAATCATCATATTCTTGCTTCAGTTCTTCAGTTGTCTTGTGAAATTTATTGAACAGATTAATTGCCATTGGAACTATTGCGATTAAGAGAGAAATCGCAGTTACAGCAATCATAAAAGGATTTGCTGCCATAACAGCAGTTAATCCACTCATAGCCGCAGACAGACCGCCTGTAGCAGCGGTAGCAGCGGTTTCAGCGGCAGTAAAAGTTGTAGCTGCTACCGCATCTTTTATTTGCGCCTTTTCAAATCCAGCAGCACTCATTGCAGCCATCGTTGCTTGTTCAGAAAATTGCAATGTTGCCATTGTTGCGGCTGTTTGTGTAGCCGTAAAACCAGATGCCTTTAAGGACGAAGCAACTTGTTCTGCACTAAGACCACTTAAACTAACAGTTGCGGCTATTTGTGCCTCATTTAATCCTTGTAACGATAAGTTCAAAGAATCAAATGTTGCTTTTGATATACTTCCACTAACAGCAATTTCTTTTAATATAGCAGAAACATTACCTATGGATTTAAGTGACATTTCAATAAAATACTCTTGCTTCTTAATGGGAATATGTTATAATATGGTTGAATTAAATTAATTGTTGGAGGATGATATAATGTCGCTCATTAAATGTCCAGAATGCAACAAAGAAATTAGCGATAAATCAGAAGTTTGCATACATTGTGGATTTCCAATTAAAGCCCAATCAGAATTGTTAAAACCGCATACGTGTAATATAAATGGCAAAATTATTGATTTTTCAAACGTTTATAATGCAATTCCAATATCAAGAGATGACTATTTAAAGTTAGATATTTATGATCAATTTAAATATAGTAAGCAAGTTGTACAAAATATCCAATCTACGATTTCTATAAATAGCCTTGCTGCTAATTATCTTGCTGAACAAATTCTTGAAACAGGAGAAATACCTAAAGAATTTGATGCAATTAAATATGAAGCACAGGACAATCAAAATAAAATTGATAGGCAAAATATCATGCAAATTCATTGTCCTCGTTGTGGTTCCACTTCTATCACCACAGGAGCCAGAGGTGTAAACTGGACGCTGGGCTTGATTGGAGCCAGCAAAACAGTCAACCGTTGTGCCAAATGTGGACATACATGGACTCCACATAAGTAATTGAATTTCTTACGCCCCTCTCAGGACTTGGTAAAGAATAGAACTAAATTCATAAAGGTTCTATCCACTATACATTATAAGTCATAAACACTTATGGCGGTTTATGGCTCAAAGAATCGGTAGTCTCTGAGGATTCAGGCCACTAAGGTCTGTGTCCTACTGATTGCCTCTTGTCAACAGTCCGTAGCACAGGATCACTCCTGCTTTTATCTCAGCATAGACCATCCAGATAATTTTTTCTGCTTTCGCAACATTCACGCCTATCATTACTGATTACGTTGTAGTTTATCTGGCCCTTGAAGGCTTTCCAGTATTTACTTCTTTGATTATTTTAGAACTCCCATCACTATGCTTTGTTAGTTACGCCATATTGTAACTTTCTCAGCATAATTAGACTCACTATCATCCATAGGTAGTGTGTGATCTTATCACTCAATCCAAGTTCTTTACAAATGCAGCAATTCCAACTCCAGCAAGTGCCGTTCCAAACGGCCCAATTAATGAAGTCACGAAATCAATCGCACTGGCTAAACCAGTAAGCATATCAATAATTACACCAATTTCTTCTCGCTTAAACAAATTCTGAAAAATTCCTGTGCCAGTTTCTTTCAGCGCATTCAATTTAAATTCAAGCGATTTGGTGATAATCTCCATTTCCGCATCTGCATTACCAGCACTCTCAGCCATGTTATTCATTGCCTTTTCCGCAGCTTCAAAGTTTTGCAGAATAGCTTGACCAACGCTGGCTCTATTCTTGCCGAACAGCTTCTCCATCAACTGTTGCTGTTGCTTTTCGCTAAGATCATCATAAACCTCAGAAATATCTTTTAAGTATTGATAAACTGATTTATAATGTTCTTGTGTTTCATCCGTAAACAAAGAAACACCTTGAGAATTTTCAGTTGCCTTCGTCAAATCATAAACTTCACCAGTAATATTTGCAAGTTCTTCTGAAAGTTCTCCTGTTTCCTCATCATACCCACGCACACGCATAGAAATACTACGTAGAGCGTTACCAACTTTTGAATCATCTTGGGTAATTTCTTGTGCCGCAGTAAACAGCGCAACGTTTTCTTCCAATGTGGAGTTCATCGCCGCCATAGCTGACGCTGAATTTTGTAAGCCATTAATAATCTCTGCATTTGACGTTGCTGCCGTATTGCCAACGATATTAATTTTCGACATTACGCCATCAAGCACTTCTTCAGCCTCAATACCATAGGCTTTCATGACACTAACCAATCCAGTTGTTGCCGTTCCAATATCTACGCCTGGGGAGATTGCTGAGAATTGAGCCGCCAGTTTCGCCATCATTGTGGAACTGGTTTTGTCGCTATAGCCCAAACGTGACCAATCCGCCGCTGACTGAATAATATCCTTTGTTGTTACACCAAGTTTCTTAGCGGCATCATTAGCTTCTTCATAAAAAGAAACCAAATCTGATCCAGACATTGTAGTTGTCTTTTGCAAGTCAACCAATGCTGTATCAAGTTCAACAACTGTATTTACGCCTTCTTTGATTACGGAAATAATTTTCCGTATAACCATTACTCCGCTTGTTAGACCAAGCAGTTGTAAAGTAGTATTTTTAAGAGAAGTTGCAAATTGACTTGTCACAAGGCCAGCAACTTTAGCTTCAGACTTTATCTTAGCCAATTCTGCTCTTGCTTTAGCAAGCATTATTGGATCACTGTTATTGGCTAAAAGGGCTTGTATTTCACGTAACTTATCACCATATACTTGAGCGGCCTTTGTATTCTGATTCATCCATGATTCAATAGAATTTGAAAGAGTGGATGATTTCGTCATTGTCAACTGTGCCGCAGTATCATCTTTAACAGCTTTTTCGTGTTCTCTTGTAGCCTGTTCCGCAGCTTTTGATTGCCTTGCCATTATGTCAAGATCATTAGATACTCTTTTGATTATTGCATCATATTGGTCATAGGCATTAATAACTTGTGCATTATTTGTACTTGTTGCAATAGTTTCTGCCAAAGAACGCAAATGTACAAAATTGCTTTGTATAGATTGAGCAGAACTATCAGAGACATTTTTCAAGGCCAAAAACTTAGTTTCTAAAGCACTAATACTATTTTCTAATGAATTAGACTTTGCTTGATCACGATAGTTGTTTGCTGTCTGCATAATAGCATCAGCAACTTTTCCTTCTGCTATTGCTAATTTGCCGGCGTTTTCAGCAGTTTGAATAACATAATTATTAAATTCTTTAGAGTAGTTAATTAATTCAGGATGGACACTTACAGTTCTTTCAATTTCAGATGTAATTCTACGCCTATATTCATACTGTAATTGAAGTTGATCATTAAGTGCTTTATATTCATTTGAATCCTTACCTTTTCCAACCATAGATTTCTCAAGGCCAGAAATTTTACCCTGAATGGTTTGTAAGGCTTGATACTTTCCGTTTAACCCTCTAAGTTGTTCTTGGAAAACTTTTACGTCTGCTTTCAATAAATCAAAACCATTTAAATAAGCTGTCAATGAATTATTATCAAAAGCATTACTTAATTTCCCAGTTAATTCAGTAATCCGATTTTTAAATTCTGCTGTTAAGACACCAGCATTATCGAGATGACTTTCAAAAAGGGCTAATTTTGATAGTTCTTCTTCTTTGATAGGCGCAATATCCTTAGTTCTAAGCTGAGTGGCAACATATTCCGCATTTTGATATTCTTTTGCCAAACGCTTCAAATCTGCAATCTGAGAACTAATATTCGACCTTTGCTTTTGTGATAATGCACCATCGGAACTTTCCAGTTGTTCAATTTGAGTTTTTATTGATTGATATTGTTTTTCTAATTCTCTTAAATGACTTTCATCATTAACACTTTTAGGAGAATTTTGATTAGTATAAGCGGATGCAATATCTTTCAACAAAGACTTCTGTTGAGACAAATACTTAACTCGTGCATCATTTTCGGCCTGTGCCTTTTTTGCTAAAGTATCTTGTTCTTTTTGCTGCGCTTTTAAATTGTCTGTGATTGCAGTTTGTGTCCGTACAACTTCTCCCGTTTCTACATTGAATTGTTTTGTTATAGAGACAAGTTTACCTTGTTCCGTTGAACCTTGAATCATCAAGTTCAAAAGTTTCTGTGTAGATTCAGTTCCATCATCTTCGGCTTTTTTCACTTCAACCCATTTATGCTGAACCTTTTCCAAAGCAATATTCATAGAGGTGAATTCTTTCATTAATTCTTTCGCACCAGAATCACTAATCTTCAAGCCAGACAGTTCACTTTTGATACGTTCAATGTTACTTTGTTCAAGGCTAATATTGACTTTAATATCTTTCACAGTCAAAGACTGATTAAGTTGCTTGGCAATGTTATTAATCTGCGAAGTGATTTGCTCACTCCGAATATTATCAATCTTGGCACTTAAAGTAATTTCCTTTTTGCCAATATTAGTCAACACTCGGTTTAAGTCTTGATCCATCTGTTCTGTAGTTTTTGCTATATCTAAACCTAATACAATCTGACCATCCACATCAGGCATTCAATTCACCTCCATTATAAAAAATGTCGCCTCCTTCAAAATGAAAGAGGCGATTTTATTCTTCCCAATAATATTTATCAGGTCTTTTTATCAACTTTACTTTAATAGGTAATGTCGTTTTATTGTTGAAATCCGCAATTCCTTGTTCAACAAAATGCTCCGATTTGCGATAAACCCAACGTTCCTTATGAGCAAATCCATCAAAATACCAATCCTTCTGTACAACAAATCCATCATTAATAAGCCAAAAAACGTTTGCATACTTGTGATTGGATTCATTGAATATTGATGGATGCTTAGAATTTTGGATTTTTAACGTGATTGTAAGAGAATTGCCATCCACTTGAATATCCGCAAGATCAGACGTTGAGATACAATCTCCCATTGTCTCACGATTAATTCTATCTTGAATACAATCTCTTAAAAGATTAGCTGCCTTTACTAACTCTTGTGCTAATGTCAATCCAGATGGTGCTTTTACTTTTGATATATCAAGACTTTTTATAATCTTGTCTAATGACATGATTACTTCCCATCCGAAATTGGAATTATATTACTGGCCTCCATACTAACACTGTCCATTGCATTTGTAATCTGCGTTAATGTCTCTAAAAATTTCTTGTTTTCCTCTACATCATTAACAGCAGCTAACAGCGGTTTTAACATTACCAGCGGGTTAGAAGCCTTTCGTGCATTAATATCTTTTACATAGGCTAACTTATCAGCAACCATCTGACGCAATTCCCCAATTAAAGCCTGATACTTTGTATCTGTAACATTCTTCACAAGGTTAATTGCCTTGCACAGTTCATAAGTCTTTTCAATATTAATAAGTGTAGATTTCTCGCCTGTTTCATTACCTGTATCATCCAAAACAGGAATTACATCTTCGATGGGTGGAACATTAGTTGTCATCTGGAGCAAAGTAATCATAAACAACGGATCAAGATATTGCGGCATAAAATCTCCATCTTCATCAAAACAAGGCATCACAACACGATCAACGAAAATACCCTTTTCAGGAATTGTCAAAGATGTTTTAAGAGCAATCTCCATAATGACAGAACTACCATCTTGCGGATCAGTCAGCTTCAATACAGTATCAGTAGAATTGCGCTTATAAACATCCATCAGCATATTAATAGATTTCTTTGTAATCTTTCCCATATCAATTCTCCTTTAATTTAATATTTGTAATTTCAATTTCAGTGCGTGGATATTCCTTGTCCACATAACATTCCAGCGTTAAGGAAATAAGATGTGTGCTATCATCGTCAATTATAAATCCGCTTTCTGTAAATCCATCTAAAATGAATTTTGGCGATGCTGCGTCAACATCATGTCTGCGATTTGTTTTATAATATGTAGTAAATTTCATTTCACATTTATCAATGTGTAGGTTAGCGTAACCTTGTTCTTTAATGAACCAAACTATGAAATCTTTCCAACGTTGTTTTAAAGCATTCATCATAGGACGCTTCATTATCATCCATTGATTTAGCAACGGGTGAATTGGTTTATCTATTGGCCTTTTTGTTGCTTTAGGATGCAATCTAAAATAAAACTGTTCGTACTTTTCCAACGTATTATTATCAATAACCAATCGCATATTCTCTACTTCATTCACATTAATCCTCCCATAAGACTAAAAAGGGGAGGGCATCAAACCCTCCCACTTTTACTCATTTGTATTCTTGCGTGGTCTACCACGAGTGCGCTTTTGCTCTGATTTGTTGTCATTGTTCTTCCTGTCATCCGTAGACACTACTGCATCAGGGGCTTCAGAAGATTTCTGACGTGCTACCTGAACACGGCGCAAATATTCAGCACCGCATTCAGGACTACAAGCAACTTCACGATAATTGAAAGCACCAAGCGCACCACTTGTCTTATTGCAAGGAGTAAACATCTTTCCACACACACGACACGGAATAGTATGTACTGCCATATTCAATCACCTCAATTATGCAAAAGTCGCCTTCTTAAAATTCAGTGTAACAATCTCTGTACCATCAACCTCAATAGTAAAAGTGGTATTTTTATCAGAAACCCGGAAAAGAATATCAGGATCAAATGCCATATTCTCTTTACCAGCTTTTGCTACGCCATTGGTTTTCAAAGTCATCTTCGTTCCTGTCTGTGTAAGACGCAGCGGGAAATAATGTCCAGACTGTTCATTTACATCAGCGGAATTAAACTCAGTAAAACCACTCACATTTTTAAGTGTGCCTGTCACAGAGCCATCAGTATACACCTTAATATCTGTTCCAATCAGATCGGAAACAGGCTTGCCCAATAGAGTCTGACCTTGGGCTGGAATGGTAAGGCGGTCAGACCCAATTAAGGGTTTCCAGCCGCCCCCGTATCATCAGCATCCTCGGCATCTGCGCCAAAGACTGTCAAATCCCAAAACTTAGTGCCACCAGTAGTACAAGCAGAAGCCAAGCTGGTTGCCTCAAAGCCATGAGTAGTCTGACTATCACCCATTGCAAGATCAAATGCACCAGTAAAGTCAGCATAAGGAAGATAGAACTGAATGTGATAAATGTTGTGGCACTTATCTTCAGCCAGACCATCCACATACATCTCAACAGTTTCAGAATAGTTATCAGAAATATTGCTGATAACATCACCCTCAACATTGCGAGTGTAATACACAACAATAGCTGTACCATTCTCAATCTCATCAGCAGCAAATGTCAGTTCCTTGGTCGCAGGATCATAAGCAAACTTACCCTCGGCAGCAGTAGCATCCTGAGACAGCCGCTTCTTGATAGTGCCATCAGAATTCTTAACAATCACTTCCTGAATCTCATTACCAGCAGTACCAACGGCCTTATACTTGGTAGTGGCCTTATTATCAGTAACCACCAGATAATCAGGGAACTTGACAGGAGTAGAAGCCCGATGCTCACCAGCAGAACCGACCTCAACCTCAACAAGACCCATAGACACCATACCGTTAGTACCAGACACGGTAACAGACTTATTCTGCTTCAACTGACCAATAGTGCGACCACCCTTACCAGTCAGAGCAGTATTATCCTGACTATTGGCAATAGTAGCATTCTGCAATTCATCCAGAGTAAACCGATGTGCGCCGCCATTAATACCAAACGCCATAATAGTCTCAAGACTTGTAATAGACAGATCATTAACAACAACCTTAGACATATTGAATCCTCCTTTATTTTTACAAAATAAAAATCACCAGAATGTATTATTCCGGCGATAACCAACTAATTTTCTCCCAATCAATTTTATCTTTATCAACAGTTCCAAAGTAAACACCGTTCATCGTCTGATCCCAATGCTTCTTCTTTTGAATCTGTCGCCAACTTGCATTCAACTTATATACACTAAGCCCCATAACTGTTTCATAGTTATATGGAAATTCCTCCGTATTAACAAGAGAAATAATCATACTTTCTAAAAATGACTTGTACGGCTTCTTTGCAAGTCGTTGTTTTGTTTTGCGTTTGCGTTCAATTAAATATCTTTTGGCCTCTGCATTTCCAGCACGACCAACAGGAGCCTCCCAAAAATGAATCTTACGTATCGCATTGCAGATTTCTAAAGCAATCATTTGATCAATCACAATATCATTATTCTTATCCCAAAGAACCTTTTCTCCATTTTTGGGATTTACAGCCTCTTGAAAATTCTTTAAATTCAAATTCCCAAAAAAAATAGTCGTATCATCTTCATTTATGGCAATAGATTCCATCATCAGAACAAACAACTGATAATCTGTAATTGATTCATAGTCAATCCCAATATCATCAAGTTCAACCATCAAGTCAAATGGTGTTGCTACTAAAGTTTGAACTGTACTGTAATACTTTTGATCTCCAAAATCAAAGATTTCATCAACTGTTGGAACATGAACCGAAATCTTATCATTTACTTTGTATTCATTGACTTTAAGTAAATTTGGCTTTTGAATCATACTTCAGCACCCGCCCTTAATCACCATTAATTGTAGGACGATTAAACTCCGAAACAGTATATTCTAATGAAATACCATGAAATTTAGGTGAAGGACTAATATCATTGATTTCAACCAATTTCATTCTTCCTACACCAAAGTCCATTGTTCCATTAAACAAATCTTCAATCCTCTCAGCAATTAAATCATAACGCAATCCATCACTTGTACGAATATTATCTTGATGAACAAAGACATAAAAAACAATCGACATTTTTTTAAATGTCTTATTCATTACATCTGGAACATAAATACGATGGCAAATAAAAGTACCCGTATCCTTTATCGCATCAGGCGTATAGGCATACGGATAAATTTGTTTATACATCAAATCTCGATCTGGAATTGGTGACTTTGGCTTATCGTTAATCAAATCAACAATTTTTTGATCGCTACAAAGTTTCTGATTAATCCTACTGCGAAATTCTGTCAACTCACGTAACATAGCCATAATATCACCTCAAATCCACATATCTGGTTTATCTTTCAATTCTGCACCAGTTCCAACAGGATCAAAATAGTAATCAGCAATCATCAATTCTTTATTGTCTCGCTTTGGATCGAACTGATCTTCAGCAACAGTTAAATGAATATATCCTCTTTCCCCCGCATCTGAATAACTAATAGTATCAGATTGCTTCACTTCAAAAGCTGTTGGCTTTTCTAAGTTTCTATCTAATAGGAAACGAAATCCACCATCAATCAAACGTGTATGTTCATCGAATGTGATATATACAATCATTTGTGATGTACCAATAGTCATATGTAATTTTTCATCATACCTATCAGTTTCGCCGCTACCATACTGCGTAGAGTTAATAACGCTAATTGGATACTCAACAATTTCTTTTGTCAACGGAGAAAAGAATTTAACCTTATGATTGCAAAATGACAAAGTTCCTTCCCACTGAATGCCATGCAAATTATTGGCATTCACACATAGCCAATACCCATGTTCAGGCCAAGGAATCACATCACCCATATAAATCGGCTCATGAATCATTGTTTGAATATTTGCTTGTGCTGGCGAAGTAGAACGATACCGCTGCGTATAAATACGAGGGTGAATAAGTCGTTCTGAATTCCATATAGTTACACCATCAGGAATATAGGAAGGATCGTCTGCGAAAGTCTCTTGAAGCAAATGCAAAGCATTATGAATTTGCTCGTTGCGCATCATATTCCCTCCAGCATTCATCCTACGAAGGAAATTCTGATAACCTCCCACAAACAATCACCTCCTAATCTTCACGCTTAATCCAGCGATACCGTGACAATAGGGTTTCATTGTTTTTCCTATACATTTCACGTACTTCTATTGCTTTACTCAAATGGTTAGCTGGTGAAAACGCATTAAAATCTTTACTTGAAAGTGTTGGCTTTAACATAAGTGGTACACGGATATAATTACTATCAAGATATTCAATTACCATATAATTTGATAGAATTTCAATTTCCGTATCATTTAACTTGCACTTAAATTTGACTTTGTTCCTTTGTGATAAATCTTGTCTACAACCTCTAAAGGCCGCAATCGCAGGACGTAAATAATCTGAAAGAATTTCATATACTTCATCTTCTTCCAAATGTATAAAGTCATAGTTCTTTATTTTTGATAAAACACTCTCATAAAGTTCAGTGTAAGGTGTACCCATAAGGAATCGCCTCCTTTACACCAAATCCATCAATTCAATGCCCAATTTCTTTTCAAGCAGCCGAATCATTTTCACGTTTGCAATTTTGCCATCCTTAACATACTTAACGATTTTAGGTGTCAATTCTGTCTTTGCATTAGAATCCAAACCAGAAAGTAATTCTTCAACATCCTTAATATCATCACCACAAAACCGTTTCATGTCAGCACGATTTACCTTTGTCGCATAAATCTTATCCAAATGCAACTTCTTCATAACAGTTCCATCATTAGGCAGAAGCCACTTTTCAGTGAAATAACGAGGATACTTTGTATTCATAATACGAAGTTGCTTAAAAGTCATTTCCTGTGTATCACCGACTTCCAACCACGAAAAAGTTTCAAATGTAACTGGACAAGTATAATAAACAGCAGGAACACGTGCTTCTACTACAATCCTTGTATCATCATTCAAAACGTTGGAAGTGGCAGAGGCGGTCTGTTCTGCCGCCTCATTAACAGGATTTAAATTTTTGTTTTCCTGTGCCAATTTTAACGCCTCCTAATATGTATTTAGGATTTAATTAGGCCAAATCCCAATGCCCAATAACATCACTGGTAACAGCAGCCAAACCAGCCTTAACCTGAATCTGACCTTCAAGTGTCATATCCATGTTATCACGGTTATCATTTGTTTCCTTCAGGCGAGAATCACCCTCAAACACAAATTTAATAGGCTTCGCATTTGTAGCAACAATCAGAATTTTAGTTGTAGACAGGGCAAAGTCAAAAGTACCTTGCTTAAACACCTGTGGAATTGGCATCAGATCGTAACCCTCCCAACTGGAGATCACACCGTTGCGCTTGCGCTCTTCCTTTGCAGACTCAGGAATCCAATTCTCATCAATATTTTTTTGCAGCTTACGCAAAGCAGCACCAGTACCAACAAGCACAGGCTTCACGCCATTAGCAGTTTCCACTTTCTCAATCAGTTCAAGTAGATTATCACGCTCAGTATCAGTAGACAGCGCACCATGACCAACAAAACCCTCTGGAGCCATATCAGCCATATCAGCAAATGCGGCATACACGGCATTCTGGAACGCCTGTAAGAAAGACTTACGAGCCTTATCCATCAGCTTAGTCCAAGAATCAATATTCTTCATAAACCGCTCAAACTCATTGTAGAAATGAACTTCCCACCAAGAAGTTTCAACGGCGAAAGATTTGCCCATGTCCATACGCTCACGAATAGTATCCCAATGATTACCGCTAAACTTAGAAACAATGAAATTGCCGTTATCCTCTGCGTAGAACTCATTCTTATCACCTAAGTCAACACGAATAGTCTCAACAAAACGATTAAAGAACTCGTTCTCGCTCCAGCCTTCAGGCAAAGTTTGATCCAGAACAGTTTCCAGAATCTCAAAAATGTCATTCTTGTATTTACGATAAACACGATAGTTAAACTTCTCGTCATGCAAAATTTCCTTTGCAAAACGCTCACGCATAACATCATCCATGCTACCAGCACTCGTATCAACATCCTTGGCAACGTAATTACCCACATCACCAGTATAAGTATCAATACCAAGTGCGATCAACTGCTGCTTCTCAGTAGAGAAATTAGCCAGCTTACTCATATCACAAGCCATATTCAATACCTCTCTTTCTTCTTTTCAATTAGCCTACAATATCGTTCCGCAGAATCTCGATAAAGTAGATAATATAAGGACGACCATACTGCTTACCGCCCTCAGTTTTCCAGCCAAGGCCACGCTTCGCAGTACCAATAATCTTGCCAACAAAACCCTGACCAGCAGTATCGGCCTTCTCGACCATCTTCACGGTAGTCTTACCAGCCTCGACAATAACGTACTTACCAATCTCAGGGGCATCGCCAGAACCATAATTAATACCCTCCTTGCTTACAGCATACACGTCATGCGCAATCAGATCATAAGCCCGGAATGGACGATCAGCCTCGTTAATGTAGTTATAAAGAGCCTGATTAGTACGCCGTGTCTCATCATAATCCCACTCAGGATTAGCAACCAGCACAACACGATCTTTACCAATCAAATCAGCAGTAGGAGCCAAAAACTCATGAGTTTCCAGACCTTCCACATCAGTAGCCAGATCACCAACATACCCAATGTGACCGTTCTCCACATCAACATCAGCAATCAGACTATACAGATGACCACCACCACGAACAGCGGCAATCTTAGAAGTTTCAACGACAGTGTAATTCTTATCCATAGTCTTAATCCCTCTCTTTCAATTAATCTTTCTTAGTTGGCAGAACACCATAGCGAGAATTTACCTCCGCTGCCGGAGTCTGCTGGAACACATCTGCAACAGGAGCAGAAGTTTCCTTTACCTTGCGACCAAAGTTCGCATTCAAGTTTTTCTGTGTGAACATAATTGCACACTGACTCTGAATATCCTCCAGTGTATACTTGTCACGATCTTTCTTCAGCGCAGTATAATCAGCACTATCAGCCAAATGCTGATCAAACTTCCTAAACTCTGCATCCTTTGCGGCCTCGATAGCCGCAGCCTCACGTTGCTGTTCTGCAACCACATAGGCATCATACTTAGGCTTCATTTCGTCCAACTCGTTCTTGGCGGCAGTATAATTGGCCTCCGCTGTAGCCTTTTCCTCATTAGCAATATCAATCTGGCTATTCATATATGTAGCCACATCAGAAACAGCCTGTTCAAAAACAAAAGGCGCAGAATCTTCCACACCTTCCTCGAAATCAGTATATGTAGTTTTCTTTCGAGTTGCTGTTGCGAAATCAATACTGATCTTATCGCCGTCCATACTCATCTTCATACCATAAATACGATAATGGTCAGCACGATCCATAACAATTACTTCATCGCCCTGAACATCAACAAAACAATACTGAGAACATTCGTAGCCCCAACTGTCACGATATTTCTTTTCGCCCAGCACAGCACGAATCTCATCAATCTGCTCCATCAAGTTCAAGGTAAAATTAGCTTTAGGCATAGTTTCACCTTCCTTTATAGTTTGAGTTTCACTTGTTTGTTCAACAGAAATAGTATACTCATGCAATTTGTCTTTGATTTCTTGTGCAATAGATTGAACAGTAAATTTAGCAATAGCTTCACTATCAATCATTGCTGGTTGAATACTCTCATCTGTTGATGACAAAAGGCAACAACCTTCAAAATTAAATCCTGTGAAAGTAAAAGTGCCATCGTCATTTTCTTCGCCAGTGATTGAAGAAAGTTCTAATTCCATGCTTTGCGGTTTGCCACCATCACGTTCAAAAATAGTAACTGCGTCATCAAATTTAGTCCACAAAAGAGCATCAACTTGAAAGAACTCCCGACAAATTCCATCGGAACAGACTTTTTCAATCCAACGATAGTTACATGACTCTGGAATTACACCATAAGCAGAACCAGCGTACACATAATCTTTACCATCTCCGTCTTTAACAGTTTTGTATTTATGTCCCTGAAAGTCTAATTCTCCGTCTGGATTCAGAGCAATATACCCCAACACTGGTGTATTCTTGATACTTTCGGCATTAGCATCAACAACTTCCTTTTCAAAAATACTGCCGTTAAAATTTAACCCCGTATGTAAAACATCAATCGTTATGGCAAGAAATCTCGAATCTTCTGTTTCCACACAGTTGTTGATTGTAAACGAAACTGGCAAATTTTTTCGTTCATGACCCACTTTCCTCATCACCGCCTTTCTTACAAAATTTTAATAACACCAAAAGGTGATATTAACGATTCAAATTAGCATCGGTATCTTTTGTGGTTTCACCTTCCTCGGTTAAATCCAAACCTTTGCTTTCATTTGTGGGGCGACCCCCTGCTACATCCTCGCCAGTAGACGTATAAGAAGTTGCTAAAGGAATATATTCCTCATGTAATTTCAAAACATGATTTTCCAAGAACAGACTACCAAGTTGTCTGCTGGGGGATTTGCCCAATGCAACACCATAATCAATCTTAAATGGTTCTCCATTTTGTGCTGCTTTCAAAAACGCATCTGCTACTTCAAGTCTATTGAATACAGTTGAATCTTGAATGCGTAATGCAAATTTAAATGCTGGTTTATTGAATTTCCGCAATTTTATAAACCGTGTGAAATATCGTTCACATTGTCTATAAAACCCATAAATAAAAGCAGCATCATTTTCAAGAGACAGCTTAAAAGCTGTTCCAGATGATCCACTGTTAAACAATTCACTGGACACACCAGCATTGTCATATATGTTTTTAATTGCATCACTTAGATTGTTTGCATTGTTAGTATTATCTTTAAAACTAACCGCTGTAGCTTTGCCCGGAGCATGAATTAATCCAATATCGTCAGGCATATTAGCTTTATTCATTTCAGCAAAAACAGCAAGCGTTTCATCAGTCAGTAATGGCTTATCAACTGCATCTTCATCAATGGGAATCTCAATTACAATAGCCTTATAATTATCTACTCTGGCCTTCTGCATTTTTAGTTTCTTATATACGTCTAAATCAAGAATATCTTTCACCAATGCTAATAGCAGCGGCATAGGATATAAGCAGGATTCATTCAATTTGAAACATACTTGTTTATCTGCGGGAGGCACATACCATCCATCAAAATATTCATCTCCATTTATATATTCAATATACGCCTGTTGAACATAAGCAGGATAAGATGTAATTTCAAGAGGATTAATACCACTTAATCTAATCTTGAAATTATATACACCATCTTGAATTTGCTTAATTTGGCATATAGACGGATTCATTTTGTGAATGAAGAAATCATAGCTATCTTCAAAAATTAAACCATAATAAACATCTTCGACTGTCAACACGCTCATGATTTTAAGCATCTCGTGCTTGAATCCCATCTTTTCAAATTCAGAACAAACATTTGCAAAAGCGTCACGCATTTTTGCAATCTTTTCATCAGAATCCAACTCTCCAGTTTTTACATCATACATATCAATGTTGTAATTAAAAAGTCCCATCTTTGAAAAATAATTATTGAGGCGCATATAGAATTGAGAAATATTCATCAAATATCTACTAACATCAATAATCATATTTGAATGTGCCGCTGGATTATTTAACGCATCCTGAATCCGTTCAAGAGAATAACTACCAATCTTATATGACCGTAAGATTTCTGTATTCGTGCATAGATCATGAACCATAAGCCTTCTAAATGCACCTAAGTCCAAACGGCCTTTGCCACTGACAGCATTATCAAACGATTTTGAATCTCGTTCATAATCTACTTGCGAATAAATTACTTTTGTCTTTGACACTTAATCACCGCCTTTCCTTAATACATTTTTGGCCTACGGTTTAATGCTTGTAGCCGCTTTGCAAAAGATTTTATATCAACATCACTTTTACGACTATCTGTTTCTTCTACTTTAATGATAAAATATAACAAATATGCTGTCGCAGAAAATCGGTCTTTATCAAACTTATTAACTACTTTCTCAACCGATAAATTTTTTCCGTTCTGAACCAATTTGAGATTTCCGACCTCTTGGAAGAACAATTCTTCTTGAACATATGGCATTACTTTAGAATTCAAATCTTCATCTGTACGAATTGAATAATCATCGCCGCCATTCCTACTTTCAAGAAATCGAAGCATACAAGAATCAATCACATTAATGAAATTTGAAAGAATCTGTGTTTGACAAGACTGTGCTTTAAGATCATACAAACATTGTTCGGCTTTTGGTGTCTCTGGCTCTGCGGTAGTGTTCATCGTATCCCAAGCTGGATATGTTTCTCCAGTAATCGGATCATTTTGTGATTTTAACAATTCATCAATCAATCCGCTGCCTAATCCATTTCCATCCACTACAACTTTTCTGGCATGATACCTTTTTCTAACTCTTTTTACCATTATTGCTTGTGTTGTAAAACTAAAGGTATTAGACATATGGATTAAGTTCACTAACTGAATCTCAGTAATCTTCCCATCGGCCCCTCGAATCACCTTGCCAACAGCAATAGATGACTGGTTATTACTTTTATTTTGAGAACGTGCAACGTCAACCCCTAAATAATATTCGTCATCATCGCTGGATGCACTGATTTCTGGAGCAGTTAAGGTACGGCAGTTCATAAGGCGGTTGATATTGACAAGCGCACCAGTTGAACTACCAACCCAATTACCACCATAGTTCATATCAAAAGCAATCGGGGACATATCTTTTTTCTTTTTCAAGATTGTACTTTTGCTTGATCCACGTCCATACCAGCAGCCAAGCATCCAATTAGACCCTAATACAATTTTACCATTCAGATCACGCATATCATGGAACATAGATAAATTTCGATTATACTCATCTGAACCTCTAAACCCCGGAGTAGTATAAAAATTGATTTGCTGATTAAGTTCTTCTGGATTAACAATCGCCAGCTTACCGCAAGTAGTGCGACCAACCTCCACAACAGGCTCAAGAGCATCCTCAAAAATAACATTATCCATCAAGTTAGATTCTTCGATACTAATTCTCTTTCTACGTTGTCCCTTACTGGTTTGAGCATTAGCTAATGCGTCAATTCTGGCCCCATTTCTAAAGACGATTAAAGCATCACCTTTAATGAAACTTGTTTTTACGATTTCTTTGGCTAACATAGGATAATACCGAACCAACTCATTATATTTATCTTTTAACAGTGCTGCGGCATTTTCCTTTGTCTGTGCTGTTAATGCAAGTTCAATATTAGGATACCGAATACAAACAATCACCATGTTTGCAAACTCAAGAAATGTCTTTCCATACCCTCGATTGAAGCAGCCATGTTCACTAAAAAACCGTGTTCCTGCTCTCATGAAAACACGCTGATCAGTATGTAATTTAATAGCCCCCTCTTGAGGGGCCATCAAATCTAATGCAAGATCAGGATACCAAATCCACCAGCTTGCAAAATATTCAGCTTTTTTAAGTTCTTCAGTAGTCATTTACTCACCATCCCCATAGTAATCAGGAGGCAAATTAATGAACTCTGAAATCTTTTCACGGTTTGCTAATGTTGTATCACCCTCAAAAATTCTATATGGATCACCATATTGTTTGAGATATTCTTCTACTTTTTCATCATAGAACTTATACACATCAGCATACTCAACCTCTGGCTTGCCCTCTAAACGGCGACAATAATTCACGTAGCACCAAATAATAAAATCTGGAGCATCATTAGGCCGATACTTGAATTGCGGAAGGATTCTGGTTATATCCTGTTCCCTTTCAAATTTTTGAAAGAACTCTGAAAAACAAGTAATACCACCTTGAATATCAATAGCATTTAGTTGCTTTAATGCTTCTGAGGCCAGCTTCGACCACTTTTCAGCATCAGCAATTCCACCAGAACTTGTTGCGATTGCCTCTTTTGCTGCAAACCGAACATATCTCAACAATAAATTTCGCTGATTACTTGAAATATTCGGATAATCTTCTTTACTATCATCATAAATCCGTTTCATGGTTTCATACTCTTTGGCGGTATATCCTTCACCGAACAAACGAATTACATCTTCAGTAACAATAAAATCCTCATCACTCAAATAATAAACTTTATCAGCGTTCATAGATTTACGCCTTGCTGTTTCAATACCTCTTTCTGCACTTGGATTATCATTAAAATTACTATCTTTCCAAGTCTTACTACGATGTTGTTGCATAGAAATATTTTTAATATATTTTCCCACAACGGCATCTTCAGAAACATCATCTGATCCAGTATTTTTCTTTACTTCGGTTACAGATTTATTCCATAATTTTTGAATAAAAGGTTTATCTAATTGCCGCAAAAGTGATTGAAAACTTTCAATCTCAAACTCACCATCATCATTATAACAAGCATTTCTAATGCAATCTTTACACATAGGTATTCTTCCATCGCTATGAAGTGAATTATAGCTTACAAAGAAATCACGTGTAATTGATTTTTCTTTTCCACAAGCAGAACAAACCTTTTTAACGACTTTTGTTTTGGCAGTATTAGAACTGCCTGATTTTCTTGCCATACTGCCACCTCACTTATAATTTTTTGGCTCCTGCGACTGGACTTGAACCAGCGACTCCTTGATTAACAGTCAAGTGTTCTACCAACTGAACTACACAGGAATATAAAAGGCCAAGGGATAAAAACCCCTTGGCTTCTGGTAGAAGGTGTCGGACTCGAACCGCTATACCACATCCCAAATGTGGTGTGTTACCATTACACTACACCCTCTATATAATCCACAATAGGCCGAACGACACTTCGGCATCTCCATTTCGCCAGTACGCACAATCCGGCATTGGTGATAGCTGCCTGTTCTATCCTCTATTGTGGCATTGCTGTCTAAAGCAACTACTAAATAATGTGCCTTATTCAGATGTGTTGTAACTCCAGCAACAAAGTTTGTTTATAGCAAAGAAAGGAGACTCGCTGCCGCTTACCCAAGGCGGCTGGTACTGCTGACGGGGATCGAACCCGTATGCCTCAAGGCGAGGGATTTTAAGTCCCTTGTGTCTGCCAATTCCACCACAGCAGCATATTTATTATTCATCCCAAGGAATACAATCATATAAATCGACTGGAGAACTTGCAGTTTTCATTTTAATAAATCCCTTATCAACTATCTTCCACAATGTAAATTTTTGTTTTTCTGTATTTTGACTTATTTGATACTTTTGACCAGACTTTCTTGCACATAATACTCCTGCTCCATTTTCAGATGTAGGAATATTCTTTACTACTTTTTCGCTGGTTTCTTCAGATTTCTTTCTCATAAATAACTCCACCTATAATGATATGCTGTTTTGCGGTTTCCTTTACACACAGAACTTATATGTGCAGCAGCACCAGATATTAATTTCACATCATCTGTTTGAAGAACATATCTTGCGGCATCTGTTTCACTCGAAAATGATTTTATAAATTCTCCATTCAAAGAAAACATATTGATATTTTTGCCACAGACTTTATTTATAACTTGATTTCCTGAAGCAAGTTTAACATTCCTTATATTCAATATATTTTTTACTGTAGCTATATCTATACCGACAATTTTTGCTGTTTCTTTTTGATTATGAGTTAATTCATATATGCGAACCACTAAATCATAATCGACATACTGTGTACCATCTCCACCAACCGTTGCATTATATCCATTTCTATATGTATCATAATAATTTATCCAATATCTTTCTCTTTCAGAAAGAATTAAATCACTACAAGTTTCAACTTCACTTATCTCAAAATTTTCAATACCATATTTTCTTATTGCACGATATAATGGTCTGTTTTGGTATCTGTCTTTCTGGCAATCATTACAATGCTCCTTCCATCGCTCTTGAATTGTAAACATTGTCTTACCAATATAACACTTACCATTAATTTTATTTACTATTTTATAAATAAATGGCATTTATATCACCTCTATTTTATGGTAGGGGCAGTAGGAATCGAACCTACGTTTCTGGCGTGAAAGGCCAGCGTCTTAACCACTTGACTAACGCCCCGTATTATTGAATACACCGTTATATCTTTTAAACTTTTGCCAGTTGGCTTACTGTTCCTCCTGACATTATTTATTATAATTGATTATACCGTTATTGTCAAGAGGTTTTTTGAAATTTCTTTAAAAAATTTTTGGTGGGAGAAAAAGGACTCGAACCCTTTCCCTTTGGGCTTCAACCAAATGCTCTACCTGTTAAGCTATTCTCCCATACCGGGCAGGAGGCACGATCCTCCTGTCCTTTTATTTGACGCAATCTGTTAAAGCGTTGCCGGGACGAATCTTCACATAGTCGTGGGCTGGAACTATACTTCTATCTTTAGTTCCAAAACCATGTCCCAAATACTCTTTCTTTTCCTTACGCTCAATTTTCATGAACCCATATAATGATACAGTGTCACCATTACGAATTGCATTTACAATCACTGATTCATATGCGTCCATAAAAACAGCAACATCTTTTTTGGATAATTCTGTACTGCTTGCAATAGCAGAAATCAATTCATTCCTATTCATACATCACCTCACAACTTAATAGCATACTCAATAACTTTTCCTTTTTCTTTTTCAAAAACAAGGAATGTGGCTCCAGCATTTGAGGTTTTATGAATAGATAAAGAATAATCGTCTACGCCAATAATACTTGGAACATTAATCACTTCCTGATTAATTCCAATAGTTTCACTACGAGAGTGATGCTTATGTCCCGCAATCAAAAAATCAAGTTGTACTCGATACATTTGTGAAAAATCTTTAATGGCCTGTTCCATACTTTTCACTTCACCATGAATGCCAAGTAATTTATAACCAACAATGTCAGCATAAATGTATCCAGTAGGATTTTTAGTGAAAATAAAATTAGGATTATTGGCAAGCCGTGTAGTTATAATTGCATCCACTACAAGGCTCATATTCTCTTTTGTAAATGTACCTTTAGGCTGTCCAAGCATACGAAGTTCTGTATGGTTTCCAGTAGTTGTTTGAAATTTAACACCTACGTGCTTACTTAATTCATTTAGCCAATGCGAAATGAAATCAGCATAACGCACAGTTCCCTCAACTACGCCATAACGAAGCTGCATTAATTGTTTTACACGCAATAATCCATCTTCAAAATCGCCCATTGAAAATACATGAATTTGCGAAAATCCTTCTTTTCTTACAATAGAAACAATCTGATCTAACAAATTCCACATTCGACTTTCAAAAATTTCAGGACTATAAGAATTGATTATCTCATTATGAAGGCCACGAATCTCAAATTCAGTTCCATAATGCTCATCGCCAAACAATAATACGCCTTCCCTATCAAGCAGTTCAGTATGAATTGGATCAGGAATTACCAATGGCTCCAATTTCTCAACTGCTTGACAGATATGTTCTACAATTAATTCATCACGTGCGTTTTCCCGCAACCAACGATTTAACTCTAACTTTTCAGTTTGAATTTTATAGCGTTCCTTTTGCAGTTCACGCATCTGAATCGTTGCTTCAGAAGGAGTAGCAGCAGAACTTTCCGCAGGATTTTTAATCCAGCCAGCTTCTAAATATTCATAGAATAGTTTTGCCCCCTTACGAATTGTATCATGGTGTTCATCCTTACCAGTATATTCAGTACGTAAGTCCGCTATATCCTGCCATTCAATAGTAGGATCATTCAAACGTTGAGAGAGCAAATTAAACTGTTGGCTTAAAAACTCTGTTTGTTCCAACTGCTATCACTCCCCTTCATGGATAAATATATTATCCTTAATCTTCGTTTGCAGAACCATCATCCTTTGCATCAGCATCGGGTGCATAGTCCATACACTCTTCCATTGTAAGTGTAATCATCATATCCTTCTTTGCACTTTCATGAAACTTCATCAAGGGCTTTAGCTTCTCACAAACCATATAATGATCACAACGCTCACACATAAAATTATTAATCATAATATCAATCCCTTTCTTTTTTGAATAAGTAGTTATTTCAATCAAGCAAATCTGCCATTGCAGCAGTTTCACTACGTTCAGTCTTGAGTAACTTTACATAGCCAAAACGCTTATGACCTTTAAGACGATCAACAGCTATCATAAGCCCATTATTCTCAGCAAATGTCTTATGATCGGTCTGCTTATAATCTCCATTTAACCAAAAAGCAGAACCTTCACCGACACGTCCTAAAAGTAACTGCACGTGTTCCTTGGTCATATTTTCAGCTTCGCTACACATGATAATTGTATTCTTAATATCACGCCCACGAATAAAACCTAAATGTTCAACCTCAACTTTCCCGTCATCCATTAAGGCTTCGAGGCCATCAACACCACCAACATGGTCTGCTAACGGCATAGCAAAAGGCAGCAACTTATCAAACGCATCTCCCGGCAAAAATCCAAGTGGTTTAGAATTTTTAACTTCAACATTATTCCGAACCCACATAATTCTATCATACTTTCCTTGCATTACTAAATCCAGTGCTGCCGATGCCATAAGATAATCTTTACCTGATCCAAAACAACCAGATAAAATCTTTACTGTAATATCATTGTTATAAAGTAAATCCATAGCAAGACGCTGTTGAGGATTCCTTGGTTTAATATTTCCAGTATAAGAGTTCTTGATTATTTTATAAGCAACAGGAATATATGTAGAGCCATTCCACCGATAAAAGTCTTTAATTTGACCTTCAGCATCATAAATCAAAACATATTCGTTTTGTAAACAGTTGAAAATGTTATCGCTAAGATTTCCATAGAAATCACTTAATCGTGCATCATCACACATGATTTCTTGAAATCCACGGTATTCGTCCATACGCTAACCACCTTTACAGAATTTCATCAAGGTTACAGTCCTCTCCGATAATATAATCAGTTACACCAAGATTTTTTGCTTCGTCTGCGAACATATACCATTCCTTACGCATTTGAGCATCATACATCTCAGACGTAATTTTAGTCTGCGCCAGAACATATTCTTTAATTCTCTGCTCAATGCGCTTATTAAACTCCATCTGATCCTGCGCCTTTGCACCAGAATTGATAACAAAGTTTGTACCATCGTGCATCAAGAACTTAGCTGTTTTAGACGCATAACGCTTATGCCCAGCAAGACCAATCAAAAATCCCATTGAATATTGATAGCCAAGATTAATTGTGTAAACAGGTGTATTACTCTGAAGAATTACATCAACCAGTTCAAACCCCGGATCAATTTCGCCACCATTAGAGGAACAATACAACAAAATAGGCTTACGATCCTCAACTGGCTTACCTTTATCATCAGCATTATATTGAAGAATATGTCGAACAACACTATCAATAACACAATCATCAATATCTTCAGTAAGGTACAACTTTCTATTTTGCAGATTACGCAAATAGAAAAGTTCATCGACCCCCCCAAGATTTCAGAATTGCTCCTTCATCAAACGAACAGTCAATATCATAAAAACCACGTTTATTCATAATCCACCTCCATTAATGACGGTATCTGCGCTTATTGCGCTCACGTTCCTTATCAATCTGCTGGCAAATTGAAGCTGCCGCATAATTACTATCAACAATCAGCCGTAAATACTTCTCGGCCTCTGGCAGATAATAATGATGTCGCTTACTTTTCTGAATACAGGTTCTTACAATCTCTGCATGAGGGAACACCTCACGCACACGCTCCGACTCTGACTTTGTAATAGCAATCAAAATATTCAGTCCTTTACAATAAATTTTTGAGTATAAAAGAGTTTTATTTTTATAATTAAACCCCTTTACCCTAATCACTTTTTTCATAACACCTTAGAATCTCCCCATTTTGGGGAGATTTCAGGGTATTACACTTACATGAAATCTACCGAAAATGCCCCAAAATTGCGAAAATTCACATCACACCAGCACTCTCTTATAGCGAAAATCATAAATTTGAATATCGCCCATATTGCATTCTTGCAATTTGCATATATCGCCCTTGCTTGATTCAATTAACTTATAAAATTCTTCATTAGGCTCTCCAAACAAAATGCCAAACAAAAATCTTGATATATCAGAATATTCTTTTGAATCAACAAGTCCAACTAAATATCTCATTGTTTTTTCACCAAATTTAGTATTGCAAACATAATCAATACAATCTTGCCGAATTTCTTCAGCTATGTTTCTCTTTTTTCGATTTGACAATCCATCATCTGTAGACCAAACAAGAGATATATGAGATTTCGCTTCTCTTACAACATTAATAATCCGATTTACTTGTGGATATTTCACTTGACCACATAATTTATCAGATGAAATCAAAATATCCGAAAGTCGCTTTTGCTTTTTTCTTAAAGTCTTTGAACGAAACTTATTAATGCACAATTCCAAATAATCCATGCTTGTTTCATGTCTTTGATACGTCATGCGTCCTCGTTCAACCATAACACTTCCAGTTTCTTTTAATACTTGTGCCTCTTTATAACTTTCAACCACTCCTTGCTTTATGTATTCGCCATCTTCTTCTACATAAATGTAATATCCATCACGATAACCTTTGTAACCATCAATATATCTAAAAAATAATGGTCTTATATGCCGTCCTTTTTTATCACGTACATCATACTTTTTCTTTAAACACTGTAATTCAAAAGTATTATCAGCCGGATTTTCTCTCTTTGCAGAATCAATCTCCAAATTGCTCATAACGTCCAACTGCGCAATATCGCAATATAATTCCATCACATCATCAATACTTGCACCATGATATAACCGATCCCAAAGGATAGAATTTAGTTCCTGCGACAAGTTAATAATCTCGCCAATTTTATTAACACTGGTTTTAATATCCAAATCAGCTTTATCAATATCTGTATATTTCCTTTGGCGAGTTTCAGACTCAACTAACTTGGTAGGAACAGGAAACCGATCATAATTTCGTTTAGCTGCTTGAACCAATATCTCGTTATCGGTAAGCATAACAGTATCACTATCAAAATCTGCTCCAGATAATCGTTCCAAAATATTTTCATTAATACTATTAATGTACACAATTTCCTTTGTAGGATTCATATATCGACTAATTTCCGAACGCAAGACGTTACAGGTAACAAGTATATTACCAATAGTTACATGAGGACTTCTGGAACCAAGTAGTTCTTTATTGTTTTCAAAACGTATACTGTGAACCGTCCCATTATCAATAACAGAACTACCATCAAATATTCCAATAGACTGTTTAAGCATTTCGATTGGATTTCCGCAAATCGTACTATAATTACCTTGTACTAAAAGGTGTCCTAATCTTAGATTTTTTATAAAAGACTTCACAAGATCATCTCTAAACTGCTGATAAATTTTTGTATCAGCAAATTTATCTGTGATCCCAAGCATTCTATAAATTATATCATTCTTAGATGTAATTGCTTTATTATAAAAATCATCGTTAGGGCTTTGATACTGATAACCAATTTGATGCCGCATTGCAGCTATATCAGTTTTAATCATTCTTGCATAATCCAAAGAAGGTTTAACTAACTGCTCAACCTCATCATATGTCATCTGCAAAGTATTCAATAACTGATAGTGTGTTTGCACCATACGTCCATCAAAGAAGTGGGTAGGCTTTTCGTGTTTTACCACGCCAAATGTAGATTCTAAAGTATCAAGCCAATATTCCAGCTTTCCAAATTTCACATACTTGATAGAACTTGGTGTTGTAATCAGCTTAATATCTTCTATACGTTTAGCTTTTGTCTCGCCGTTCAACTGGCCTACATCTGTTATACCATTGTCCGCAAACCACTGTTGAATATTAGCGTTGAAACAGCATGACTTGAAGAATCTGGCACGTAGCAGTAACATACCATGTTCACGTGCATCAGGATTATTCTTCTGCTGTTGCTTTTGAAAATCTAAAAACACACTACGATCCATAAGAGATTGACCATCCCAAATACTGTTGCTAATCTCTACGTCCTCAACTTTAGATACCAACCTTCCATCAATAAACCGTGTAGCTACAACCCTATCTTTAAAAACACTCTTGTAATCCTTTACGACCAGAATATTTTCAGGATGAATTTGAATAGTATCAATAATACTGCTTAATGTTAAAGCAATATAAGGCTCCAGCGCAGCAAGATCAATGTCTTGACCTTTTTTTACTTTGATACCACACATTTCCCATTTGTGCATCTGACGATAAAGCCGTTCATCAATAAAGAGACATTTTCCTACACGACTGGAACCAGCACTACGTTTAAACCGAACATACTTAATTCCATCACAAAGAAATCCATTCTCATATAATTCTTCACGGATATTCGCCACACTATTTAAAATTGGGATATTTGATTTTGCTCTATACATCCCATTTTCATAGTAAAAGCACTTTCCAAGAATGTCGCTGGTTACAGGATTATCTACTGGAGTGTCTACCTCAATACCCACCAGAATACCATTCTGCATTGCTATACAATCTTTAAAGGCCAAATCTTCATAAGCATAACCAAACTTCACAAAAACTCCATTGCGAACTCTGTTAAACGCTTTGTTGTTGTACTTAAAAGTTACATTAATTACTCGTTGCGTATAGTCCTTACCATTCTTGTTAAAAGAAAAATCCCGCCGCCGATACACGCTTTCATATACTTCCTGCATTTTAATTAAATCCAGACTATAATCAAGCGTATTTATAAATCGCTTTAAATTTAAATCACCGTTCTGATCCCGCAGCTTATATCCAATTTTCAATCCCTTATCATTGACTTTGGGTGTCAAATAGCTATTTGATATGTAAATGTCTTTTCCGTCTAATGATAGAATATGAACGCCGCTTTCAAGCATTTAACCCCTCCCGTTCAAAAAGAATTTTCAAGATTATTTGCAAAATGAATATGTTCTGGAGTATAGAACTCCGCTGTATCAGGAAGTTCATCACGAAACTCATCTGGAATTTTGCCCTGATACCACAAATTATTTGTAGTCAATGTTGAACCATCTTTGAACCTAATCCAGAATCTACGACCAGCATGACCTAAAGTTTGATTCATTAAAGGATTATCAACATTTCCGACATCACAATAACATACACCATTAATGACAATATGTTTATCTTTTTCAGCAATTATCCTTCTCCAGAAATTAATTGTAAAGCATTCGCCACTACAAAGAACATTTCCAAAATATTGACTTTTCTCAATTTCCTTACCACAAACTTCGCATCTTACCAATTAATCACCTCATTGCGTAAAATTGATTATATCGTTATTTATCGCTTATAAAGCACTACTGTATGCCTCTTAAAAATATCTTGGATGAGTTGATGCACAATACTCCAATCTGCACCGCCATTCCCGCAGCCAATCATATACGGCATAGCAATCGGCTCAGATACAGGAACAATCTTAGCCAGACTATTCATAGCCTTACTCAATGCAGCAATATCCGTATACTGCTTACCATACCCAAAACGCTCCTGTCCAAACAAATTACAAATTACCTTTCCGTCATCCACTGGAACCAACAGCATCCTACCAAGAAGATTCTTTGCTCGATGTTCGTCACAATACTCATGATAACGGCGGTATACATCAGGATACTTATTCTTAATCTGCAACGCCACTCCCCGCCCCATTGCTCCATAACAGTTCACTTGATGAGCAATATAAGTTTCCTTGGCCTCCAGCAAATCACCATTAATCAGCTTTACCATTTTCAATTTCCTCCATAATCCGATAAAATTCGCTGCCTTTAATTTCTGTAAATATATCAGAAGACATTTCAATCTGATCTGCACTAAAAGAACAATACAGAACTCCATTATAATCAAATAACCGTGAAGAACTGCGTCCCATATAATTGTTATACCATGCAGGAGAGGGTTTATGCGTATTCTTTATTTCTATCGCACGTTTTACCCACTCTTTATTAATCGCAGAATTTTTCTTAAAAAACCTAAGTCCTTCATTTGTTTCCTTTGAACAAAGCTGTTTCTCAAACTTAGCTTTATCATTTTCAGTTGGCACAATTCCAATTACATTATGACTTGGGCAAAACAAAGTTGATTCAATTCCAAATTCTTTGAAAAAATCATCAGCTATCTTTCGATTAGGCTCAATACTATTTTTCCAAGCCCAATAATCATCATATAACTGAGAACCTTCATTCACTGTATAAAATTTCTCCAACAAAATTCTCCTTTCAAATATGCGTCCAAATTTCATTTTTTACAATCCGTGAAATAAGCCCAACGCTTACTCCAAAATAGTTAGCCAACTCTTTACGATTACATTTCTGCCCTTTACCTTTTGGTATATAATGCTCACGAATATATTTTACATCATCCTCTGTCAGCTTTGACATTCCATTATTACTACCCCGATACTGTCCATAATGTGAATCAGATGCAAACCGCCAAGTATGAATCGGATTTATTAACTCCATATCCATTGCGTGTTCATAATTATATTCACGTGAACACCACTCAAGATTTGATAATTGGTTATTTCTTTTGTTACCATCTCTATGATTTACTATCTCTAATCCATCAGGATTAGGCAAAAATGTTTCTGCAACACATCTATGTACTCTAATGTTTTTATTCTTTCCACAAACCGATGTACAAATTTGTAGATACTCATTTGTTCCAGCATGAAGCGCATATATTCGTTTAGTCTTGGCGTTCCGAATCCTTCCCCATGTTGATACTTCAAAACGCCAAGAATAATCTACACCATCATACCAAGCACCAGCCCATACTTCTTGCTCCATTACATCATTGCTTGAAGCTGCTTAACACTTTCAAAAATGGCGTTAGCTGCTTGAATCATTTCATTGCTATAGTTATTAGCACTCATAGAAATCCTAATAGTACAACTCGCATCCTGATCATCAAGATATAATGCTTTCAAAACATGGGACGGATCAAGCGAACCAGCAGTACAAGCGGAACCAGCAGAAACACAAATTCCTTTTTCATTCAGCAACAACAGCATAGCTTCACTTTCACAATTCGGCAAAGTCAAACTAATAATATTCGGTACACCGCCATTACAATTAACAATATAATTTACACTAAGCCGATCTAATTCATCAAAAAATGTTTTACGCAAAAGTTCATAGTGCGTTTTATTTGCGTCCATATTTCGTATAGCTGTTTCCGCTGCCTTGCCCATAGACACAATCCCCGGTACATTTTCTGTCCCTGCCCGAAGATGATATTCTTGACCCCCACCTGTAATAATAGGTTCCAACTTAATACCACGCCTTACATACAATGCACCAACGCCCTTCATGGCATGAATCTTATGACCCGACATTGCCATCAAATCAATATGATTTTTATTTACATCAAGAGAAATATGGCCTAAAGCCTGAACAGCATCCGTCATAAAAAGAACACCATACTCCTGACAAAGATCACCAATGTCATCAATAAGCTGAATAGAACCAATCTCATTATTTACTGCCATAATTGAAACCAAGCCAAGCGTATCTTTAAAAATTTTCATAACACGCTCTAATTCTTCAATATCTACACGCCCATCTTCATCAACAGGCATATAAATAACTTTAAATCCTTCTTTCTCAAGCACCTTACAGGTATTAAGAACTGCATGATGCTCAATCTGGCTGGTAATGATAGTTGTTCGTCCAATCTCCTTCAGATAAGGCGAAATCCCCCTCAACGCTAAATTATCGCTTTCACTACCTCCAGCAGTAAAAATAATCTCATCCGATGTAGCACCAATACATTTGGCAATTTGCTGCCGAGCATTATTAACCATTTGTGCCGCATTTGTTCCCGCCTTATGCAAACTACTTGGATTTCCATAATTCTCATATATTGCTTTTAGTGCAACTTCAGTAGCCTCCCTTGACATTCTTGTTGTTGCTGCATTATCAAGATAAATCATTCTATCACTCCGTTTCAATTTCTTCAAAATCATTGTCATCATAAGGTTCATCATCATTTTCATCAATTTGAATATTTCCATCACTAAATTCACTGACATATTCGGCATATGCTTTCCCGTATTCTTGTCGGTTTAATTCAACAGCAGCTTTAACTTCTTCATCTGTTAATGTATCACCACTATGTCCGGCATCAAAAAATTCACATGGCACATCACTTTCACATTGGTCATGCCAAATGCAATCTACGCAAGAATAATTTTCGTTTGTTTCCATCCCCGTAATTCACTCCTATTCATTATGCTATTCCTCCTTTTCTGTTGAATATATAGTTATTAGTCGAACATAAAAGCAACAAAATCGCTTTCCTGAGACTCTTTCCCATTGTACTGTTTAGTAGAAGAAATATGCAGTATTTTTTCTGCTCTCGTAATTGCAACATACATAAGCCGCTTTTCCTCATCAATATTATCACTTTTTTCATGAGGCAGTAATCCTTGATTGACTCCAGCAACAAATACAATCGGGAACTCAAGTCCCTTTGATTTATGAATTGTCATAAGCTGAACAGAATTAGGATCGTGCTTCTTCTCCTTTGAAAACTTCATCATAAAGGAAATAAATCGCTTTGCATCATTGTAATTCGAGGCCATACGCTGAAGCGTATTCAAGTTATCAGTGCGGTTGTCATCGTTGTCACACAAATCCTTTGAAACATAAGAATCCAGATTCAACGTTTCCCGCAGATCAGCAATCATATCGGCAACTGTTTTATACTTTGATTCACTAATTGACTTGATTGTTGCATGAATACTATTTACACTATTCTTTACTTTCCAATTCGTTCTGCTTACTCTAAACATAGCACAATAAAGAGACATTTTTTCTTTTCTTGCAGTACGCTTAACTTCCTGTAAAAAAGACTGACCAAGATAACGATTAGGGCGATTATAAATATATTCAAATGCTTCATCATCATTTATATCGCAAACTAATCGCAGATAAGAAAGGACAATTTTAATTTCACGGCGATCAATAAATGACATACCATCTACAATCGTATAAGGAATTTCACTACGATATAATGCTGTCTCAAAATTTTGTAGCTGTGCATTCGTCCTTGTTAAAATTGCAATGTCTTTGTAATCATACCCAGCATTGATATACGTTTGAATTTTCTTTGCAATCTCGTTCGCTTCTTCGCTTTCATTATCATATCTTACATACTGTGGTTCTTCAAACTTATCCTTATCGGCAACACTCTCAACATAATGCTTATGCTTTGATTCTGGAATACACTCAGCAAAATGATTTGCTGTTGTGACAATATCTTGACTGCTTCGATAATTCTTGTTCAAGTGGATAACTCTTGCATTAGGCCAATCATCATCAAAATTCATCACAAATTTGTTATCACTACCCCGCCACATAAAAATATTCTGGAGAGGATCATCGACAACAAAAACATTTTTATACCTTGCACCAATCAGTTTGATAATTTCATACTGAACAGCGTTGGTGTCCTGCATCTCATCAGCCAAAATAAACTGATACTGCTCTTGACAATAGTGAAGCCCCTTTTCGTTTGTACTTAAAATCTCATAGCACTTTACCAGCATATCATCAAAATCTAACTGATTATGTTCGGACTTATATCTTTCATAATACTTATAAACCTTACCAAACTTTGTAGATGTATCTGGCTTTTTCATTTGATTCTTTTGAATCGAAATATAACTCAAAATATCTGCAATTTCTTGTCCATCTGGTTCCTTTTCTTTAAAATAATGTTGTAAAATTTCTTCAATGATTTTAACTTTTTTCCAGTCAGCATCTAAAATCTCAAAATCTTCTCGGTTAAACTTTCGTACAATACGAAATCCAAAAGAGTGAAAAGTTTCAACATTAATAAACTTCACATACCCCGGAATCATCTTGGTTAATCTCTCAACCATATTTTCTTTTGCTTTCTTGCTGAATGTAATCGCAAGAATCTTTCCGGGATCAACGTCATAATTCTCAATTAACTTTACAATTCGATTTACAAGTACCCTTGTTTTACCACTACCAGCAGAAGCAATAACATTACAACATCCTTCGTAAAAATCAACTGCCTCTTGCTGAACTTTACTAAGTTCCATTATCTTTTTCCTCCAAATTCATTATTGCTCCACAATGAGGACAATACTTAGTTTTTCGTTCATTCCACATATCACAACAGCTTGATACAACACCACTGGCTACTGATACGCCAGACCGATATTGTTTAACCCATTGTCCGTAATGAACAGGTATAGCTTCTATTTCCTGCTGCCTATTAATTACCGATAGCGCATTGGCCTGAAACCCCGTACCACACATTGCATACATCATATCCTCATAAACAGCAGCACGATCAATCAGTTCCATCACGTTTCCCCCCTGTCCCATATTCTACTTCATATCCATATCGCTCTTTCATAGTATCTTGGTAATCTTTCTCCTGAACAGACGGTAACATTTTTATCACATCATCTGCTCCATATAGCAAAGTAATATCAGACAATCGCTTAAACTGTTCTATGTAGTTACTGCCCAATGCTTCATTCTTTTCCAGACGTTTTTCTGCATTGGTATCCATAATGGCTTTTAGCACTACGCCAATCTCTTGCCGCCGCTGATCAATAGTTTTTTCATTAAAACTGCGCAAAATATTTTTACACTGTTCTTCATCAACACGCCACAATTCAAAAGCACGACATACAAATAAAATCCCATGTTCTTTCATCATACGTGTCAACTCAGTATTGTAACGCAATGCTTTCTTCCCATACCACTTTTCACTATCAGATAAAATTTTAGCTTTGCGGCTGGCCTTTTCAACCAATTTTGAATACAACTTCATTTCATCATCTGTAGCTTTTCTGATCTCCGCTTGCTCAACAATGATATGTCCATTTTCAATCTCTGCCGTTGTAGGCATAACACCAATCATATGTGTCTCATTGTAAATCACACAATTCATTGCTGCCAGATACTTAATGCACCGCCGAATATAATCATCAATTCGATTGTCAGCCTTGTTGAAATACTCTGAAAGAATATTTGCATCAAAGTCCATATCAATAACTACTGAATCCTGATTATATTTCATCTTGGTATAATTGGAATTTACCATGCTTACTACTTGTGCTAAATCTATAGATGTAATTACAGCCTTACGATCTTTATATCCCTCGCCAAAAAGAACCTCATATAAAATCAGCGGTGCAAGGTATTGATAAATCCCTTTGTGTATCTTGGAATCATACAATGACTTTGGGTACTTGTAGACCTCCAGCACCGTATACTTTCTGGTTGCTACATCATACTCATAATCACAGTATCTTGCCAAAGTATCTAAGAACATACTTTGATGTTTTCCACTGGCGAATTTTTCTTTTCGATGATATGATCGCCGCTGCGCATCAGAGCAGACCTTATCCACCAGCACACTTTCATTGTAGGTTCCCCGCTTTAGTCGAACTTCCCGTTTTTCGATTTTTTACACTCCTTTCAAAATTGCCGAAGTTGCTCCTTCCACAAAAACGCCTGAAACCGTTGTGGCGCAACGGATACAGCGATTTTACCTATGTACTTTTTTGCCATAATTAAATATATATAATATTATGGCCTTTTGGTACATACAGGAATCCCGCAGAAGCAAGCCAGTTTGGGGTTATTCTAAGACTTTTTTCTGGAGGACAACTATCAGATACAGCTATATTATTTCATGAACTTGCCGTAAGGCAAGTGAATGACAGCGAAGGCAACGCTTCAGCGTTGGCAAGCTGAAATTATACCTCCCGCCAATTAAAGCCCGTGGTTTTCAATAAAGGTATCCATTTCAGTTTGACTTCGTTTAATATAATGATAAGTGGTTTTAATATCATTATGCTGTAGGAACTGAGACACCATTACTTCATCTTGGGTATCAGTGCTGGTTGAAATCATATGATAAGGATTGGTTTTGCGTAAAGAATGCGTTCCCATGTGCATATCAATATTTAATGCTTTTGCCGCCCTCTGGAGCATACGCCGCATTCCATCAACTGACATAGGTTCTGTTGGTTTCTTTCCATTAGGGAAAAGCCAATCAGACATTTTGTACTGACCAAGAGTATTAAAGTATAATGTCAAGGCTTCTCTGGCCTTTGAGTTTAATAGCACTACAGATTTCTTACCCGTTTTTTGTTCGTGTTCAAATGTTACGTGGGTTTTAAAAGACCCATCTGAGTTCAAAATATCATATACATGAAGTGCTAATATATCCCCCGCCCGTCTGCACATATTCAATGAGAACACAAAGTAAGTGTAATCACGAATATTATTATTGGCCCATCCTTTACGACTCAAGAAGTAATTCTTCAACCGTTCAATATCATCCAGTGAACGAATAGGATCGGTGGGATTATGATTACAATGGTCATGCTCTACATAATCCTGATCCATAATAGGAGCAGCTACTTTTGGTACATTAATAGTTTTTTCCTGCATCAACCGTCCAAGCATTTCTTCCAGTTCAGGAGCAAAAGAAATGGTTACGTTTTCGGCATTGATAGATTTTTGAGTGTTCATCGTGCAAAACCTCCGTTTTGATTGATTACACCGTTATTCGTTGAAATTAAAAACCGCCCAAATTAGGTGTCTTTCTATTATCTATTATATATGATTCTATTTAAGAAGTCAAGGACTTTTTTGATTAAACCGTTATTTATTTTTCATTACTTTTACTGGTTATTGAAATAGCCGGGACACAAATTCCCCATTTTAGGGAATTTTATCGGTAATGCTTAAATCAGAAAATGCAATTTATTGTGGTCTGTGTAAGTTCGCAGTTGGCTACTTTTGCCCCATTTTAGGAATCTTCTCCGATGACATTTGCGATGACAAATTGCAGTTTGGATGTTGAGTAGGTGTACTTTACCTTTTTGGGAAAAAGAAAAAGCCTTCAAAATGTAAACCATGCCCCACGTTGACACGGGAGGGATCACGGCGGGAGGCCGTGGCAGTTTGTCCCCATTTTGGGCGGGTTTGTTCGGCATACCACAAAAACCCCACAAAAACAAAAAAAAACCCAAAAAAATATTTTTGCACCCTTTAAAGCACAAAAAAAAGTTATAGAAATTTGTTTCTTTTCACG